ACCATGAAATACTGGAACTGGTCTGATATCCATTTTTTCTAACTGTTTTTGCACACCATAGATAATAGGACATTCCTTTACATAATCAAATGTCAAATAGAAGTCCCAATCTTTTCCTTCAGCTTTAACGAACCTGGCATAATACTTAATAGTCTTATCTCTAAGCTTTATCTCATCTCTTACTGACCATTTTCCTTTAGCTCGGCGAATACCTTGTTTCTGTAAATTATGGAAACTAGCAGCACCTGAATCCATCATTATTCCAAGTTTATTCTTTATACTAACCTTTAATGACTCTTTCATATTCTTCTGGTAATAGAATCCATCTTCACATACGTAAGCATAGGAGTAACAACGGTATTTAGCTCCCTGCTTTATCATATCCATCTCAGTCATTCCATATGTACCTGTTCCACTGAGATATAGTAAAGGCTTAACTTCACTGAGATGCAGTTTCATTAAGCCTCTCCATATATACACGAATAGCATCCTGCAACTTAGGATTAGCACCAGTAAAACGATACAAGCCTTGCCAATCCTTTATAATATCAATACTGGGATTAAACGTATGGTCTACGAGTAGTTGTCTACCAGAAGTGTATTCTCTATTTTTCCTATGACCATGAAAGTAATGAATAATCGTTCCTGGTAAGTATCCTATATTTCCTCTTATTACACTATATGCTCGATTTCCCCAGACTCTCCACTTATTACAGTATGGTGCTGTATATCCTTTCTCGAATGATACTTCAACGTGACCTAATAATCCCATTGTTATTCCAAGGTCTGCACTAGCGGTAATCGCCCAATCTGGTAGCATTCCTATTTGAGATAGAACTGATTTTCTAATTGCCCAGGGACCACCAACTATTTTCTCATTTAATGATGCTAATTGACTCCAGTTTCTTTCTAATTGTATGTAAGAGTAAATGTAACTTTCAACTCTTTCCTCTAATGGCATAAAATTTGCATCTAAATCTTGACTATGACTAAACATCTGAACTGCATCATAACGATGCAATAACTTAATTGTATCTTCTGCCCAATTTGGATTTAACCAAATCTGATCCGGATCAGTCCAACAAATATACTCAGCACTTTCTGGTAGTCGTTGAATAAGTAAATTTAATGCAGCTTCTCTTCCCCATATCTCACAATCAGTTTTAAGCTGCAAATGATGTGCATTATCTGGACTTGTAACTACAAACGGCGAATCTTTAAATGCAATCTCAGCTGTAAATAACGCAACTGCATATTTACTAGTAATATTATAAATATGATTTCTAAATATACTATAATTACGATATCTAGATTCCCATCCTAATTTATTTTGCATTACACATAGAACATATAAAGTCTCATCCATACTTAGCCTTTCAAGATAGTCTTTAAAACTGTTCCTGGTGTTATAGCACATAAGTTACGATCATATGCACTCTTGTATGCTCTCCAAACATCCATGATCCACTTTCGTTTTTCCCACAAAGGAATACTAAGAAGTGATTTCTTAAACATATTCTTATTTGTACTTCTAGAACGTTTGAATTCTTCTATCCCCCAGAATACTGGATGCGAGAAGTAATCATCTATATCGTATAACTTATTGTTTTCAAAAGCAACCCATCTATTAAAACATGGAGGACATTCTCCACACACAGTTCCTTTTAAACATCCTATTGTTTCACTGAGCTGGAATGGGGTGACTTTCTGATCTAACAGATATTTTACGACTTGTGTTTTTGTTTTATTCCCAAACGGTGCAAGTAATTCAATCTTACTTTTTGCATGGTATAGATTTTCTTTTGTTTGGCTATCGAATAATCTTTGCATTCGACGTAGAAATGGAAACCCTTTGTCTTCGGATAATTCTCCATGTAACATTCCAAATAAAATTGTGTTTCCATATAGTGCTGCTATCTCGAGTAAAAATATATTTCTAAGTGGAACATGTCCAACTTTATCTGAGAAGATACCCATGAACTTCATATCAACTACTTTAAAGTCCAGGTTTAAATCAAAACACATTTTCTTAGCTTTTACTATCTCTGCTATAGTATATGACGTATCTAAATTAACATACAACCCCATTATATCCTTGTAACGTTCCTTTGCCCAGTAATAACAAGCTAACGAATCTAATCCTCCACTGAACAATACAATTACTTGGGAATCATCCATTACTCTTCCCCCTTCCAACTTTGATTATTTAATATTGCACTGATGTTCTGATGTGTAACTCCAAACTTATAGCCTAATCTTCTATGAGTATAACCTTTATATTTATATAACTTACGTATCTTATGCACATCCTCTTTGGTTAATTTTGAAAACCCTTGATCCTCTCCTTTAGCAGCATGCGTATAATCAGAACGCCCTTTCTTTACTCTATCTTTACTATTATCATCAGATGTCCCTAAAAATAAATGATTAGGATTACAACAAGGTGGATTGTCACATTTATGACAAACTTGTAATTTTTCCTTTCCATGTCTTTTAGGAATTTTACCAATAAATAATCTATAAGCCACTACATGAGCATAAACAGTATGACAATACTTACACTTAAAATACTTATGGCCATAATTATTATTATTGCACCCTTGAAATTCCCAACATTCATCAAATGCTCCAATACTAATTCTAGATAAAAATCTAGCTATCATTAAACATTTTCTAAACCTGGGATACTTCTTAGCTGATTCACTATGTGCCATAATTCTTTATCCTTAAAATGTAAACAACGATCTCCTTTGCCAGATTTCCTGGTGTGTCCATTGATCCCAGATTACATGTACTAACGATTGTAATGCTGGTTTCCATCCAAACATTAACATTAGTACTGGAAAGTAAATCGTGTGTGAAAATCGATGTAAACGTAATAACACGGTTCCTTTAAGACTTATTTCTGGTGGAGTTATCCGATCTGTTTTAATCCAACTAATCAACATACAGATAACAAAAATACTGTCTGGTGCAAACTGCCAATACCATTTTCCTGGTAATAAAAGAGCAAACGTACAATGCCCAACTAAGTCTACTACTCGATATACTTCATCTCTTATAGTGTCGAGCATTGTACGTCCTTAAAATAAATTCACGGGGTGTACGGCGTTTCTCAGAGCTCGGTCTATGGGATATAAGCACTTAGTCTTAACATCCGATCCCTTACCCTTCGCCTATAGAGTCATCAACCCCGTGAAACTTTTAAATTTTCGTAGTGGCAAGCACCTGGGTATGTGCTAACATCCTTTGGCCAAGAACATTCTAGAGTACCCGTCCGAGGATCAATCATGCCTCTAGTGCCACTACGTATTCTGCACGCTTTACTGACAACCTTATATCTGATTGCCATGCGTGCATTCTTTTTACCGGAATGCTTTAGGGTCTTTCTTAAGATTAAGCATTCTATAGCGATCATGCGAATCGTCAAATTCCCATCTCCAACCTTTGGTATCTCCTGCTTTAACAGTTCGGAGCATTCCAGCAGCACTGCATTCCATTTTCTTACACATTTTAACAAAATCCTTGTGCTTCATTCCTCCCTTTTTAATTAGTTCCTTAGCAAGTTTATTAGCACAGGAATCTGGTTGATAAGGTTCTTTCCAACTCTTCCACTGTGGCCCTTTAGGACCACGTGTTCCTTCTTTCTTAGACTTCTTATCTTTACCCTTAGCCTTCTTTTCCTTTTTCTCTTTCTTCACTTTCTTACCTTTCTTCTTGCTCTTCTTACTGGAGGAATCACTAGCACTGCTATTGGATGCACTGCTATCGGAACTGCTTGCATTAGAACTGGAACTATCTGACGCTTCATCCTTATCCTTCTTATGTTTTGCCATCGTTATTCTCCTTTATTTTAATGCATCGGAATTAATTACAAATGTACCTGCTTGATAACTAGTACTAGGCATTGATCCAGCTGTGGTGTATGTTGGGGCATAAGAATTATCAATTAATGCTCTATTACTTATCTGCCCTATAGATAATGGAGCTACTACTTTGTAAAAATCCTGTGTCGGATATTGCATTGCTTTCTTAAATTGTTCTACGGTATCATCTTCATCACCATCCGTATCTAAATGCCTCAATTTTCCCATAGCTGATGGCTTCGCCGCTTTCTGCTTTTCTTCTTTAACAGAAGCGGCTACAAAGGGCGGATGATTATCTCAACATCATCTAGTTTATTATCGTATTCAGGTGGAATGCTTTTAGCTGCCATCATTCCAACTTCTTTTTCACTAGTTGCAAGGATAGAAGTAATATCCTTTACGATGATTGACTTCTTATCGTCCAAAGGATTACCAGCTGCATCCTTCTTTTCCTTAGGATGATATAGAACTGCATATTCGAACAACTTTCCTTTTGCCATTTTCATTCTCCTTAATTTTAGTCCAATTCAACCATTGCTAATATACTAGAATAGGGACTCATTCGTGCATGGAGTGATTTAGTTAATTTCGGTCCATTCGGTAGTCCAACAATTGTTAATTCATCAGGTATATGCATTCGATTTTCATCTGAAGATTGCTGATACTCACAAACTGCTGCATGTGTAAATACTGGATTTTCATTAACCATTACACATATTTGCTGATTAAACGTTACTAACACCTTTTTAGTAACAAATGCTAGTGCTTCAGTTTTAGCTTCCTGTACTGCCATACTAATATTCCTTTCTGTGATTGATGAACGATTTACATATAACACTATCCTGACATTCCTGGCCACATGCTACTGTACTACTGTCATACATCTTTTTCTTCCCAAAACATCGTGCTTTACTTTTGTACATACTCTGGTAACAATTTAAACATACACCTGTACTTGGAAAGTATCTTCCTTCTTGTACATCTTCTAACTTATAACGCTCCGGACATTGTGAACATGCAAACATTATCGAAAACTCGGTTCATCCCAACGTTCAATAATAAATCGAGTTCTACCGTTGTCGTTAGTGATTAGCAAGAATGGATCTTTTTCATCTGATTTTCTTGATTCATCACTAATAAAGAATTTCATAGTTGGACACTCTGCTAGAATTGATTCTACTGTCTTTAAAACAGCAAATGGAACTGGCTTTTTATAAATTGTTTCCGAATCTCCAAAATTAAATCCTTGTACTACATCTGCAGCGCGCAATGGATACCATAACCAACGTATGAACTTTTCATTCAAATAATTCTTAACCTCCTCATAATCATATATACGCAATCCCAATCTACCAACTAGTACTGGAATTGTTATTACACCTAGTTTCTTGCACATTTCATAATATTCATCTGTAGGTTGTTCACTATATTCAGTTGCAACTGGTACTGGGGTAGGCGTTTCTTCTTCATCTTCTTCAACTGGAGAAGAATCTACGACTTCAACTACTTTTTTATTGAACCACATAAATTTCTCCTTTAGCTTAAATGTTTACTAATAGCTCCAGCGATTTCCGTCATGAATATTGCGCCCTTAGGAATCTTAATCTTCTTGCCACGCATTTCAATTGTACGTTTGTCTTTAATCAACTTCTTAAATATAGGTTCCATCCTTTCATCACACTGGATAATGCGACCATCTTCATGCTTCTGATTTAACTTGTGCTTCTTTATATGCTTCCAGATTGATTTCGTGACTTCTTTCCTTGATAGTTTCTTTTCTTTTACTATTGCTTGTAGTTCCTCACTGCACTTCATTTCCTTATCTAACCCTTTACCTGCCATATTGTTTCTCCTTTAATTTATAACATCCTCTCAACTATAGGCGTTGGATTCGAAAGATCATATGGAATTCCTAACAACTTCCTAGATAAACTATCTAAACATCCTGGTGATCGAATTAAATGCAAACAATCACTGCACGTTACATTATGACACTTACATAATTCCCTAAATTCCTTTGATACTCTTTTAAATCGTTTTCCACTCTTATGTATTCTGGTATTGACATCTTTACAAAGGAACCACTGCACGAATGCGACTTGCATTGGAAATGATGCTTGTCTGTATATTTCTTGCAAGGCAGGAACAACTACACACTCGGTTAGCAGATTATCGATTATTGACTGTGGAGATACTACCAATGCTGGAATGAATCCAACTACATCATCTAACGATGCTTCTCCTCTCTGAGATAATCTTTGTTCCATAGCTTGCATTGAAATATGTGGAATTGGTTTTCCTTGTGTTGTCTTTGATTTAAATGGTCGTGTCCATCCTCTTTGTTGTGCTGAATGAAACTCGAGATATTCATTTATATAGAACTGATGTAACCTGTGATATGCAGCTGTACTGAATGATGCTAACTCAGGATTATACTTGTAACTCAAACTAACAAGCTGTACCATTCCATCTTCTATCATGTCCTCTACTCCAATCCAAATACGTGTCTGGATTGAAAGTCTTCGCCACGCTTTCCACGCTAGCATGGCAACTAATGAGCGATAACTTTCAAGATTGATAGATGACTTTTTACGTCTCACTTGTTGTAGACTCCTTATACAAAAGAAAATGTCCATGAGGACGAAGCCCCAAGGACAGGATAATTATAATGAATTTTCGTGCATTTGTCAATCTATATTTCATGCAATGAATATAAGGTTCTCAAGGTATTTGCCAGAGCTCAGTTCTACGTGCAAGGATCGATGCAAGTTCGTACCTTGTAAGTGAGAAACTTACCCTCCTAAATGCATCTGGTGATTTCCCTTTTGCATGTCTATAAAAACGACTATTCTTTACAAGGCTCTCAAATATTGGAAACAACTTTTCTCTGACATCTCTACTCAACAACTTATCATCTGGATCACAAACTAGTTTGCACAACTTGTAGTTGCCATGTAACGCTGGCCATACATGTTCAATTCCACCTGGGAAGTATTTACCAAAATCTTGTCTTGCATCATCTGATATATGCTCACATACGGACTGGGAAGGATCTATTCCTGCTTCCAGCATTTGTTTAGCTCTGACGGGCCCTATCTTTTTTAAATGTGGCAAGTTATCAGATGAATCTCCAGTTAATGCACGATACTTGGTCCAATCTTCCACACTGACTCCGTATTCATTTAATACGTCATCTGCTTTTACTTTAGTTAATTTTCCTTCCTTCATCTTGGTAATTATTCTGACTTGTGGCCACGCAAGTAACTGGTAGAAATCTCTATCTCCACTGTTTATGTATACTTTGCAATCCTCATCTAATTCAATAAAACGTTTCGCTAACATCGCTATCATATCATCACATTCTAGTGCGGGGACTTCAAAGTTTCGAATTCCCATTCCTTCTAATATCATCTTAAGTACTGGTATTTGGAGCAATGCTCGTTCTCTTGGAGTTTCAGGATACTTTGGTTTCTTACCTTTTTTCTTCTCATCTTCTGGATGATGCCGATTGGCTTTATAACCTTTGGCTTTTATTTTCTTCTTTGCTTCATTCATTCCAAAATAATCCAAAGATTGCTGAACCATTATATCCGTATAAGCACTTAATTCTGATTCTTCTGGTTCGGGTAGAGTATCTAATTGTGGTAATGTAGACATAAATTTATGACGCCACGTTTCTCCTCTTCCGTCCCATACCCACACTATTGCTGCATCTGGTAACTTGGTATGAATACTTAGCATAGAAGTAAGACACCCATATATCGCTCCAGTTGGCTTTCCAGAACTAGTTGTTAAAAAATTATGAACATGTGCCTGACGAAAAATTTGATTTCTGCCATCAATTAAGACAACCTGGCTTCGTACCATATAACCCCCTTTAAAAAAGTAGGGTGGTAATTTTTAATAGCGTATTCTGTTAATCGTAATACTTTGTAACCATTTTTCTTATATACTACATCTTTAATTTTATCTCGCCTAATTCTATCCGGTAGAGAATGCCAATATGTTCCGTCACACTCAATAACTAAACTGTTCTCAATTAAAAAATCAGCGATAAATCCACAAATATGTGCTTGAGCTTTATACTTCAGTTTCATTTCAACTAATAATTTTTCAACTGCAACCTCAATTTTAGTGGGACGACTGCGTAAAGCTTTTGCTAAATTTTTCCAGTACTGTGGATTGTGTTTTTGTCGTTTTAACGCCCTGGCATTCCTCCTTATCCAATCTGGATCATTACTTCTTTTCCTTGCACCTTCCATCATTTTAGATCTATTATTTTGCCACAAGTTTGAAAACATATTACTAAAAAATTTATGAGCCTCAGGAATACGCATCCAATGACCTAAACAATAGTCTGATCCCGGTGATTTAGGAGTTTCACCACATCCACACTTACAAAAATCATTCCTATTACGTAATTTTTCCTTTAACTTATTTATTTCATATTGTTCTTCTTCAGCTTTTTCAACAGATGTTAATTTCAATTTATGTACCCGAACCATATGTTTTCTATATTCTTCATTTTCCCATTGATGTGTAACAATTCTACTTATACGTCTGCGAGTTTTCTTCGAATGTTTGCATTCTCCCTTAGGCATATATCACCAATTAATAACCTGTTAAATTATGCTCTTCATTTCGATCATCACTTGCATGCCTAAACCAATCAGTATAATATTCATTATACTTAACTATTTGAAACGCACCCTGGCGGTCCTCATGACTTATAGATAAATTATACTTTTTACATACAGCAATAATTGCATCAGTAAATTCTTCTAAATCCTGCACTACAACAAATTCTTTACCATTCCATTCATAACTCATATGTTACCTTAGTGCTTTCCAAATATCTGTTCAAAGTGTGATAATTTACCTGTCCTGTCCAAGATTTCTTTTATCTCCATCAACAGTAGTACACATTCTTTTTGTAATCTATACCCAATTGTAGAAGCTGTATCATTATCTGCACCCCAAAATTGCATACGCTCTACTTCGTCTTTAGTTAGTCTACTCATCAAACGCCCTCCAAGCAGCTAATTTCTCAACTAACGATTCTGTGAATGTTTCCGCTCTCTCCAACCTACTTTTTATTTCTGATGTTTCCATTTCATCTGGGTCACGCTTATCGAATGAATCACCTTCAATCATTCCTTTTGGTAAGATAACTTTTACAATCTTATCTTTTAACTTATTTCGTATAGAGATTAATCCTTCTACGCCGGCATCATCTGGGTCCATCCATAGAACTATTCTTTTGTAATGTTTTAATAATCCTACCTGGTCATCTTTCAACGAGTGTCCTAGAAGTCCTAAGGAATCTATTCCTAACTTTTTAGAAGCATGTTCTATTACTAGTGCTGTAATTACTGATTCGCTTAATACACAGGTACTATGTTTCTTTTCTGGCAAATTGTAAATACACTTAGCTCCTACTGAATTCTTGTATTTAGGTTCTTGCTTACCTGTGAAATCTCTTCCTACTAATCCTGTAAGTACTCCACTTAAATAGACTGGAAACACAACTCTATAAGCCATGGGACCGATTAGAGAATATCCTATTTTATTATCTCGTATTTGGTCACTAGTAATACCTCTTTTTCTTACAAAATCTCTTGCACGCCAAAACCAAGAATCTTCTTTATGACGTACCTTAACTAATAATTCAAACCCCTCTGGAAGTTCTAGTTCCATATGTTTTTTCTTCCGTTTGCGTTTTTCTTGCTGTGCTTCTATATCTCCTGTGTCTAACGCTTCCTGTAACTTATTGAATGTATACTCTCCATAACCTTTCCAACCACATCCATCGTTGAAACAACTGGCTAATCCACTTCTTACATTTACACCTAAACGGAATCTCTGCTCATAACAAAACGGACAACAGATAAATATCTCTTCATCATCTCTTCCCTGGTGATAATCTATTTCTGCTGCTTCGAGAGCATCAATCAGATTCATAATTAATCTTTAGTTTCATGGAAAATATACGTTTATTCGCCACAAAATAATACCTAATCCTATAATAAGAAATACAACTAAACTTAAAGCAATTCGTCTAAGAATTATTTGGGGATTTATATACTTAACTCCCTAAGCTCTTTCGTTTGACTTCTCTGGAGGAAAATCCCCCAAGTCGTAATCCTTCAGCTTCAGAAATACATGCCACTCGCAGCCGCTGGCGTCTTCCGGGTACACGGTGCCGCGTTTGTGATAGAAACTAGCCGTCACTGTGCCGTCTGCATGAACGTGATGCAGGCCAATCCCCGACCACTGACCGCAGTTGCAACGAATGAGCGGCTTGAGGTACTTGCCGTCCTGTGTGACTGGCGACCAACCAGGACTTTTTGCATACCAGTCATCGCCTTCCGTGATCTTAGGAATTTCTATGAAATCAGCCACCGAAACCTCTAGCGATCTGCGAATTAATCATGACCTCAATCCGCTGTTGTTCGTCGTGCTCAAGAGGGCCGTTGGCTTTCGTCCATTCCGCAGCACGTTCAATGCGCTCGGTAAGGTCATCCATGCCGTCTATAAGCGTCCATCCATCAGTGATCTCCGCGAATTCAGCACGCATTTTCAATCTCCAAGGGAGTCAAGTATGTAATTCCCATTATTTGCCACTTCTCATTGTCTATTGTAAACATACCTATAAATGCTATAAGTATAAAGAGTAAATATATAGTACCTACAATTTTAAGTAAAATCATTTCTTATTCCTGTGCTTATGTTTATGCTCTACTGTTTTCTTCCAAGGACGTTTCTTCTCGGTTTCCTCTGCTACGTGTTTAATTGCTTTCGCCATTCTGGAAGTAGCTTTTATTCTTTCTTTTAGGTAATTTCTCAGAGGATTGTTTATTATGTGCCTTTTATTTACATGCTTTAAAATACGTTTTCCTTCTCTTGATCTAGCATAAGACATAAATGCTCTAACATACTGAGCACAAACGTTTGCCATCTGTATACTGTCTGTCTTGGTACCGTAAGTTTTCAGACGTTTTTTCTCTAACGAAAACTTCTGTGCTAGTAGATCGCGTATTTCTTCAATCTTTAAGCTCACTCTATTTCCTCAGCTTCGACATGTAATGTTACTCTATACTTTTTAGATGCATCTAACCCAGATAGCTGAATATATGTACAAGCGTTGTGCCACTTATTACTTTCTTCCCTACTTTTAACTTCATTTCCTGTTGATATTGAATTGAAACAAGCACATTCGCAATCTCCAGTCCAGTATCCTTCATGTACTTCATCAAACAAAATAATTTTCTTTGGTGGATCAGTTGATTTCATTGTAACCATATAATTTTCTATCCTCAAGTATATTATACAGATTTGGATGAATCGTATCTAATCGTATTTAATCGTGATGCTTCTTGTGTTGTTTTACGGCCTCTTCTGTCAGTTCTCTATCGTAGAATATGGCTCTCTCGAAGTCTCCCATGATAGGCCATCCACGATTCATCTTATCGTAACGATGTATCGCTATGTTTATATAACGACTGTCATCACCCCATTCTTCTGGACCGTCACCGACTCCTATTCCCATCGCACAACGTCGCATCTTGGAAATGTCTGTCGCTGAATCATCTCCTCTAACAATCATCTTCCTTTGACCGGTCCCTCTTTTTGTTTGTGCAAACATCCACAACCATAAATCTCTTCTGGCAGCAAAATGTTTTGCTTCTTGGTATATTATTTTACTTTCTCTTGTCTCAGCATTGTCACCTTTGAAATGTTCTGGTGGTAGTATACCTTCATCTGAATCAACTATAACTACATCAGCGGTGAATCCTTGATTCCGATAGTTTTCCCAGACTTCTTCTATCCGCTGCATACTCATTCCACCATCGGTTCCATCTACTACTTTTATATCTGCACGTAATTTAACTAGTGCACGTCTGAGTCTACGTTTTAGTTTACTAGACTTATCGAATAAATACTTCATCTTAATACCAGCAAAACTGGAATCAAGACGATCTTCGACCATTTCAAGATTATCTTCTAATGTAAAATGCAGGACTTTAAATCCTTGCAACGCGTACGCGTGATCGAAATGAACTGCCAATGTGGATTTTCCAGTTTTGTATTTAGCTACTACGATTCCCATTTCTCCGCGTGGAAATGTTCTGACTTCTTTATCTAATGGATCTATAAATAGATAAGGGAATTTCCTGTTTACATTCTTTTCTCTACGCCTAATCCTTCGTTTTATTTCTTCATCATTGGAATAATTACTGACTTTCAAATTATTATCGAATACTTCCAATGCATTTTTACAGATACGTCTGAACTTACTATCTGATAACTCTCCTTTTTCCTGGGCATCAATTAAATCATGGATCGCTTTACGTTTATTTTCCCTTTGTTTATATTCTGCTACTTTACGTTCTATGGCTTCTACTGCTACTAGGTTATCTGTATGACGTATCTTTTCTACAAGTTCGGTTAATCGTTCTCTGGATTTACCTCCAAGTTTACGTTTATGTTCTCTGATATAATCTAAGACATCTGTTCTTAACATTCCACCAATTGGTTCTCTGTAATCATGCCAATATTTAAATGCGAGTTCTGCTATTATGTATGCTTCCGGTATTCCTTCATTCTTTCTGGGTTTAAAATCAACTGGAGATAATAGACCACTTGTCTTCTTTAAGAAGTTCTTATCTCTGCACACAAATGCTAGGAGTCTTTCCTGGAACTCAGCATCTCTGAAATAACTCATGCAATCTCCTGTAGAGTGCATTTTGTAGGATTAACTGGTATTAGCTTATGGGCCTCAGCTGCGTCACGATTGGAAATGGCGCGTGCTTGGAGTGGACTGGCATAGTAGGATGGGTAGTCTCGTAGCGTGGCATTTAAACGCATTCTTGTCATTTATAATTCCTGATCGCACCTAGCACATCTTACACTAACTACTTTCTCACAACTGGGGCAATACTTTTGTGGTAACTCTTTTATTTTAATTGCTTTAATTATATCTTCTACTGTTGTGTAATGTGGTGGTAAATCTAATTCCTGAGCTATTCGTGCTATTTCAGCATCATGACTTTTCATTTCTTGTACTAACTTTGCATCTAACTTATTAACTTCATTTAATACTTTTCTTACATCCTCATTTAAAGTAGTCATAAAGTTTCCGGTTTGAAAGGATTATTACGATAACTACGTTTCTTCATCTGTTCTTCTAGCTTGTCCCTGGTAATGTGTTCTTTTTTCATATAACTTCTGTAGTAAGTCAAAAATTGCTTTGGAGTACTAAAGTCAGAGAGGTTTAATATTCTACCATTGGTATCTCGCATTGAACTGGGATCAGATCTTGAATGTACTCCATCATCATTTAGTTTCTCTAACTTATGTAATTGGTTTTGGATAATACGTTCTCTTTCTTCAGCCAACCACATTTGTATATTCTCTCCATTGGGATATAGCTTCTTAATACTTTCCTGGAGTATCTGTTCTGATTTCTTTCCAATTAAAGTCGAGACTCTTACGTTTAATCCTGCGCGTTTCATTTTCTTGCTTCTTCTTTGTACGAATGTTTCCCAGAATGGAAGTAATATAATTAATATGAACTTTAGCGAGACTTTGTATTTATCTTCCCAGACTTTTAATGTTAACAATGAATATTGATCGTTTTTTGTTAACCATAACTTCACGGTTTCATTACGCATACTACCTAATACTTCTTCTGTATACTGGAGATAAGATCTTACTGTACTATCTAACTGTTTGAGTTCTCGTTTAATGATATCTGATTTGTCCATATGACCATTGACCAATGACGTAATGACTATTGGTACGTTTATACGTTTAATGTTAATATTATTAAATGTTAAGTGTTCTTATATTCTAAAGAATATAAGAAGTGAAACTTGTCATTTATTTATCTGGAACAAGTGTAGGTCCTTCTATCTTTTTCAGGAAAGTAAAGTTCCAATGTTGTATCTTCTTATATCCATCTAACAATACAAGTGCGCAGCCATCTTTTCCGACTCCTGTAATTACTCCTGTTCTGCATTTTAAAAATCCATTGTAACTGGGTAATACCTCGACTCGTGTTCCTTTTATCATTTCTGATTTAAGCATCGTTGCCTCGTTTGGGGTGATCTTTTCTATCAAGTGGTAACTGGTGAAAACTATAACTGCAATGTGTACACGTTCGTTTTAGACTATCTAATTGAACGTCGTATGTTGACATTAAATTTTCACACCCACATTTAGGGCAGCTTGCTTGGAGTCTGAACTGTTCAAAGTTACTCATGGCTTATCCTTCTTTATTTCTTTTTGTAACCATTTTTCTGATTGCTTTAATATTTTACTGGAAGATAGGTCTTCGTTGTATTCAATCTTCTTTATTATGATACCTGCTTTTCTAAGTGCACGCATTCGCTTCTTGGTGGCTGTATGTAACCAATTCTTCTTTTTCCTATCTTTATCCCTGGAATCGGTATCACTAATGTCGATGCAAATTAACCCGCTCTTGTCTTTGTGTAATCTGACTCCTCTTCCGAATATCTGGATAGTATCGTTTTGGTTTGGTTTTGCAGCTGCATTGATGATTAGATCAACTCTCTTTATATCAATACCTTTTTTGAAAACTTTATTTACTAATAGGCATTTAATTTCTCCGGTTTCAAACTTATCTTTACTTTTGAACCGATCTTTAACAGCTATACCTTTTCCTTTATACGTTCCAGCTACAATTTTATGTGGTACTTTTCTTACTCTTAATCGTTCACTTATCTCTTCCAGGTGAAGTAAACGTTCTACGTATACGATTACGTACTTATTATTCTTTACTGCTCTTCGAACTAGGTTACAAATTAAATGGTTGCGTTCTCCGTTCTTAATTACTTTCTTTTCATATATCTCTTTTGAATCCCACCCTCTGATATTGTCAACGCTATTTTTATACTGGAGTGAAACACATATTCCTCTACTTAGTACTCCTTCTTGCATTCCACGCTGTACGGGGTACTCATAAATTACAGGTCCACATAAAGAGTAAGCTTTTATACGAGTGTGTTTCTGGGATAAGCCTAACGTTGCAGTTAAACCTATAACAGAAAGTGGACGTGCTATGTTTATTACGTCAAAGTTCGAGCGATTTAGCATTTCGTGAATCTCATCAATAATCAGTACGTCCACTCGTTTGAACCACTTTAAAAATTTCTCATCGTTTCTATGTAAGTGTAAAGTTTGAATTGTTCCTACTGTTACACGTTCCAATCTGAACTTTGATTCTCCTACGTATCCTACTTTCTCTCCTAAATGTTTGGATATCTCTTCTTGTGCTTGCCTTAATAGAACTAACTGGTCGACTATAAATAATATGTCACAGTCTAATCTAGATGCTAACATACTCGCGATCCGCGTTTTCCCTGAGCCGGTGCAGTTTAGGATTAGACCACCTTTTCCTGCCTGGCATTGTTCTTCTAATTTATCAACACATGTATTCTGGAAATAATACTTTCCTTCAGATTTAATCCAATACTTTTTATTCCGGATACATGGTAAATCCATTCTTTTAATAACTTCAAACTTTATGTTTTCCTTATCGTCTATTTCTTTTCTAGTAGCCCAAAATAAACCTGCTGGTACTCTATCTCGTTTCAGTAACTTTATCTTTCCATCCCACACTGGAAGATAATCGTGATCGTACTCTTCATCTTTTCTGTGGTATTGATTGCAGTTCTTACATTTTCTGTACCAAGGTCTGGACTTTAACATGTACCCGTAATTCGATACTGGATAGGACCAGTACTTTAGGAGTGTATTGTAGTCGTATGGCTGGGACAGTAGTGCTGTGCGGTTGGAAATCTGGACCTTGATAGTATGGCGGCTCACATGTTTATTATACAGATTTCGCTAGATCTTATTTGAACTAGGATGAAATCCATACATTTGGTTGCTGTCCTGTGATTAAGGCAGGTGGAGTAGGCGGTGGTGGCGGGGTACCTCCCACATAGTATACTGCTAGCCCGAAGCAATTCAAATTGTAAGTCATCACTGTCGGTGTAAATGTACTAGTTGTATATACTAATTTTGCAACAACTCCAAATGATGAATCGTTTACTTCGGCTGGTGACCAAGTCTGCTTCAACTGACTCATCGCAAAACCTTTGTAGGCAGGATAGTTGGGGTATCCTCCACAACTTCCATAACTACCTCCAAGCTGCACATCGGCCAAAGTTGGACACGTTACAACCCAATCTGTAGTAGTTATAGGTGAGTCATCTGCAACTCCTGAAAAACCAACACTACTTACGACATACGGAGATGCTTGAGCTGACACCCCGGTGCCTTGATACTCGAATTCAGCTTCATTAAACCTTGGATCAAACATATAATACTGACTTCCACCACTGGTTAGTCCAACACCTCCCCCCATTAAAATTAAATCTCCATGGCTATCCGAACCATGCCCTTTAAGTGCTGCTGCTATTCCAAGTATAGTTGCTCCAGTTGGAATAGCAAAACCGTAACCTGTAAGCATTATATAATCGGTAGAAAAATCCTGTCCGGTTGGATCATGAAACGTGGTTGTTACTACAGCATATGAACCATCATCCGCTAACGCATTACTTGGATTTGCCCATGACCCAGCTGTTGATGGATACGATGTTGCAAAAGTATCAGCATATGTTGAAGCTGATGTTGCTGTAGTACTATATACTCCTATTATTCCAGGATAATTATCATTACTTGCTCCTAACCAAGATAGATCATAACCAGGACCACCACTAGATGACGGATCAGCTGGAGTACATCCTCCTCCATCACATAAACAGAATGCTAGATCCCATGATGTATGATCGCAACTTGTGAGTGACGCACAATTAACTACAGCTGTCATGACTATTTCTCCACACGAATGATTTGTCTTACATTTAACTTTCTTCTAAGCATAGCCAATGATCTTCGGTAAGTATTCTTTATATCATTCTTACAAATCCAAGCTTTGCATAATTCACACCACTCACACTCTTTTAATGTTTCATCATTATCTAATAATTTACAAACATCGCATACTTTATGTTCCATAGTATTTTGTCCCTGATAATGTCATACCAAAGTTTCCTGCATTCGTGTCTAAACTATTCTGGCTAACTACTTTAACTAAATCTCCTACGTGGAATACGATACTAGTGGCAAAATTAGACGTGAAAGCGCCCACGTTACTTCCTGCGGGGAACGTAATAGTTCCAATTGCTGTATCTGTTAGTGATCCTTTGAGTCTCTGGTAAATCGTAAATGTATACGTAGATGTCGGTGCTGACTCTAAATAAGCTTGACTGGGAACAAAACTATTATAAAATTGTACTACCTGATCAAATGGAATCCTGGCCATTGCTGTTCCTGTTGCCATTAATCCATTATACGTAGAACCTATCGTGTATGATGCTATATTCGGTGCTCCACTTACTGCTCCACTCACTCCTGGCCATACAACGAAACTAGGAACCCCATCTCCTAGAGCATCAAACGGAGTTACTTTAATTAGACGTGGATTTAGATAGTCAGAAGGCGGAAGATTCGCTTGAAGCAGTATCTGAGGATTATTTGGATGGTCGATTGTGTACTTACTATATGTAACTCCACTATTTACATCCAACGTTTCTACACGATGTCCGTTTGGACTACCTGTTAATAACTGCCAAGCTATTCCTTGGTATACTGGAATAACGGTTAAACCTGTAATCGCTGGAACATTAAATGATGGAATAATCGTTGCTAATGAATAATCCCAGGTCAAGTTAAAGAAGTAAGCAGCTAATCCTGCAATTCTACTTCCACCATTCGCTGCCTCGAGTAGACTTAATGCGTCTGCTAAATTTGACTGTGTTAAGTCTATCACTAAATCTGATGGAGCTGTTACTGTTCTTTGAATTAACGTTCCTGGTGGTGCATCTGGCAAGAATGCCGAGAATGCTATCGTTGTCGGTATTCCTGCAACTAATCCGTTCAATGGAACATTAGAACACGAGAATGGCGTTGTAACTGGTACTCCACCTTCAATGCTAACGTTTATTCCTCCACCTGGTAATAGTGCATTAGGAATATAAAACGTAAATATAGTGCTACTTACTACACTTAAAACCTGCCACGTTCCGCAAAAGAACGATCCATTTGCTGGTACAAATCCAAAGCCTGCGGGGTATGGATTTTCTGTTAATCCATTTAATGCCATCGCGGCGTTAATTACTGCTAACTGTCCTATGCCTAAATTATGTGCAGTCTGCGTGACTACTGTCGCTACATTATTTACAAAACTTCCACTTGCTGCATTTACGTAACCGGCCCCTCTTGAAACTAACTGTGCTGTTCCAACTGTTAGATACTGGAATCCGATTGGAACTTTCGTTGGGCCTATATTTGTAGGGTATGATAATAAATAGCTATCTTCTGTGCTATACGTTCCTGGTGATATTACTGATCCAAACGTTACACCATTACTATTCGGTGAAGTTCCTACAGATGTAACTATTTTGAAACCATTAAACGAATTATCTGAATAACATATTTCACTTATTATATCTCCGACTTCAAATACTGGCGATAAGCCATTTGTTGTATTAGGAAGTATCTGAAACTGTGAACAAGAAAAATCTGCAAATGGTGTAGCAGGTGCTGGTAACGGTTGCTGTGATCTACCAAATGCTGTTACATTATAAACCGGATTTGCATCTGGAATCTCAATAAAGAAATTATTTAAATTTCCAGTTCCTGCTAATGCTCTTACTTCTAAACCGTATATATCTCTAACATCCCCTGCAAAGTCTAGTACTATATCTGTGGAGTTAAAACTTACTAGTGCTGGAGCAGCTGGTATTAGTGGATATACTACACGTAGAGCTTTACTAAATCTAGAAACATACGGGCCATTTACAGCTCTTAAATACCATGTTTGATCCCGTACTGTTCTGGGAAGTGTAAATGTACTAGATGTAAAAAATCCTATTCTACCTTGATCAGCTATGCCCCATCCTGAATCTACACTTCTTACTTCACACCCTGTAATCGGTAATGTTCCCAAACTAACAGAAATGTAATTTCCTGTTGCAGAATTAACTACAGAAGTAACTACTGCATTATCTAAAGTAGGTAAATAATAATTCAGTACTTGTTCTAGAGTAATCGGATTCGGTGGTGCCACTGTCTGTGTTGGAGTTAAAACGTTTTGGTCTCTTTCTAAGAATGCTGGCAGTAATTTCTCTAAGTACAGATCAGGACCATAATCAATTCCTATACTTAATACTTCCTGCTTCATTTCTAAGATCTGTACTCTTACTGTATTACTCGCAAAGTTCTGTCCTGTAACACCTCTTGTCGGAGCATTGATATATAGAAACCTCCCGGCCATCGGGTAATTATACATCGATGGAGAAAATAAATTTTCAAACTTATAGGGAATTGTTTCTACTGTATACGTTCCCTGGAATTGGGGATATTCTCTATCTAGTATTGCGGCTCCTGCTGCGGCTTCGCATTCAGCGGATGTTCTTGGCAGCGGAGATAGATTATTCATTATAGCTGAGCGTATTCCATTATCTCCTGTAATGGATGCTTCATTAGATATAGCAACTAAGTCCTGAACTCTGGCCACACTTTGGCCTGCTGCCCAACTTTGAAACGCTATTCTGGACCCAACTGCTGGAATATCGTCTGTATAAAAGCCTAATGCATAAGCTTCACCTTGTGCTGATATCTGTGCTGTCTGATTATCTTGACCTTCTCCTAACTGATACACTATAGCTGGAGATAATTGTGATGGCAGCCAAGGAAGATTTCCTCCCGATGCTCCTGTGAGTGACCGTACTGTTAGATATCCTTGTGGTGGTAAACTTAATAGAGTGTAGTTAATTGATACGTTTAGATCTATTCCATTTAACAAACAATACAACGCAAACGGTGGCAGTGATGCATTATACTGTGTGTACTGTGTTATTATTGGTGCTGGTGCTGATGGGAATAATCCAAACAACGGATTCTGTTCTTCAATTACATACACTCCTAGATTTACATCTGTAATTACCCATGTTATGCTTCCAGACGCAACTAGGTTTTGATTGCCGTAGGTCGCCGTCTGGGTCATGTTTGTATATGGCCGAGTGTACCTAGTTGGAGCTCCGGCACCGATCCACGTCTGTAATAGGTACTGATGATTTGCTTGGGTTACTACTGGCTGTCCTACAAACTGTCCATTGTAGATTGGCTGAATAACTAATCCAGCTGCTCCTGATGCGGTAACGAATACTGCATTCGATCCAAATGTTATTGTTCCTGAATCTGTTGCTGGACCATATGCTGCGGCATAAGTAAATGATCCTTGGGCAGTAATAACGTAATTACCGGTATTCTGTGCTATTCCTACTACAGTCTGTTGTGTTCCATTTAAGAAACTAGCTCCTCCGAAACTAGCACAACTCATTACATATCCGGGCTGTAAATTCGTTGGAGCTATTCCATTAATTTGTAGCTGGACTAGATTGGTATTTCCTTGTGTGATAGTTACTGATACTACTGTAAACGTTCCAATATTTGATTGGCCTGTGATACCAAATCCTGCCAAACAATTTCCTGGAGTAAAACCGGATGAGCCGAATATAGCTCCTATTAAACCTCCACCACCACTTGCTGTATCATTGAATGTAATTGAACCATGCTGTAGATTTATTCCACCACCTAGTTCTAATCCATTCTGTGCTTGTATAAATGTGGCATTTACTTGTGGCACATATACTGCTAATGGTGATCCTTTCTGTACTACGTTTAAAGCACCTAAAGCATTACCATTACCATCTGCTAGACTAATTACATTTTCTGGATCATTTACTATCCACGTTCCTTGTGCAAATGTACTTTCAGTCCAATCATCCTGTAAAAGTATATCTGATGTTCCTTGGAATACTTGATGCTTTAACTGAAAGTTACTTGTGAATCCATCTCCAACAAAATAATCAACGCAATTCGTTTGTGGTTCAACATCTCCGATAACTATACAATCATTTACTGGAGGTACGGTAACTACACCCGTGGACATCTGTGCTGGGCTTATTTGGCTCTCTAGCTGCGTTTGCTCATTATAAGCAATTCCAAGCGGTGCATCTCCGAATGGTTGATAAATAAACTTTTTATTTATTACCTTGTAATGATAACGATTTGCATCTGCAAATGTTTTAGCTATATCTGACCATGTCTGAGTAGGATCATACTGATAATATGGAATGAGTGTACCACTAGCGGCTAGAGAAGTTGTATCTAAAAATCCAGGATTTAATGCTTGAGCTATTGCTCCTAGGATTTGTGAATCTGTTTGATTTACGAATGCTGGTATATAGGATACAACTTGGGAATTAAGTATCCATTCTTCAGAGGTTACTTGTACATTGTAATTGTACTGTGCTTTCTTAGAATTGGCAGCTGTAGCAGCTAAGCCTAAATATACTCTTTCTGGTTCTGTAGTTACTACTCCTGTAGCTAATATTTTCCCTGATCCATATCCTCCATTTAGAGCATACACTTCACTTTGAATCGTTACGTATGTTCCTCGTTTCGGTGAAACAAAAGTATTATCAACGGGGGAGAGCTGGAAAGTTATTAGCGTAGGAACATTTAACGAATCTTCTATTGTTACAGAGCCCGTGACAACGTGGCGAGTGTAATCAACCGTTCCTGCTGTCGTCGTAAAAAGGATCTTCATTACGGTGTTTCTCTACGGAAGTTACCACTACCATATCTACCACGAGTCTGATATACCTGATTAAGCATTGATTCTAAAACTGGAGATCCAGTATTACTATTATTTACTGCCGATAGTGTATCCTGCAATGATTGCATATATTGCATCTCTAACTGTATCTGACTTTGTCGTGCACTGATAACTGTCATTTCTAGACTAGCTCTTTGCTGGGTAATATTTAACAATGTCTGATGCGTTTGTACTAGATCTGATGTTGAACTAGACGTTGGTGGAGCACTTGTTCCCATCATCGTATTTAATGCACTAACAATTGGATTAGATAATACAGTTCCTTTAGTTGGCGGTAAGAGTAGCTCAGGACCATTTTCTCCAACCATAACTGGAGCTGTAATATCACCACCACTTGCAGCACCGGGAGGATTAGCTGCTTGGCTCTGCAACCAAGAAACCAATCCAGTCATATCAAAGCCTTCAATTTCACCTTGCTGTACATACTGGGATGCGTCTGATGCTGCTGATGCATATTGTCCGGCTAAAATCATATTCGGAAAATTAGGATCTAATCCTGCTACGTAAGATGCTGCACTAGCGTCTGTTGCTGGTATTGCAGACAACCAATTTGTAATTCCATACTGTCCTTGTGTAGCAGTAGGTGGAACATTTCCCGCTAATCCTAATTCCTGGAGCAGAGTATACATAATACCTGATTCAGTTGGCATTGCTCCTGAACTCATTAAATTTGTAATCGTTGCCGATAAAGCTCCACTAGACATACCTGATTGCAATGCAGTTACAACTTGTGCTAGAGCTTGGACTTGCAATATCTGGTAATTGGCTTGTTCTTCTTGTGCTTCTAATAATTGCGTTTCCAATCCAATTCTAGTAGTAGCTAATCCAAATATTTGCTGCTCTGATGCTACCTTATACTGCTGTAAGGATATTTCTTCATTGATCTGCTCTAACTGCATATCTCTTTGATATCGTAACTGACCAATTTCTTGTCCTTTGGTCATTGCAGTTGTACGCTGTCTAGTTAATACACCTTGTGTCAAGACATCGTATTCTTGCTGAGCTTCCTGATTTATTATCTGCTGTCTCTGGTATTCAAGATTAATTAGAGTCAACGCATCTTGAATTGCTTGCTGCTGTGCCTGGTTTAATTGCTGACTTAATGTTGTAACATATTGCTGTAGACTATCATTTAGATATTGATTAGCTGCTGCTACTTCCTGAGCGTTACCTTGAGCTGCAGAAGCGAATTGCTGATACTTCTGAATTATCTGATCCAATGACTGGAGATAGTCTTGGAATTGAATCGGATTTGACAATTCCATCAACGACGTACTTAGATTTTCAAGTATTACTGACTGCTGACTTACAAGTGCATTTATTTGTGTATCTATTTGTTCAATTACAGCCTGAGCTTGGCTTGGAGTATAACCTTTCTTAGCCCCTTTACCTCCACCTTTACCACCCTTTGGATTCTGGGATAATAATGCGATTGCTTGCTGACGTTCTTGGCGCAGATCAGAAATTGCTTGTGACATGGAAATAGTTCCAGCCGCCATATCTGATACTATGGATTGCATTTGAGTCTGGATCTTATGAATGTCCTCTGTTAGACTTTTTGTTTTAGATCCAAATATTCCACCTAATGTTCCTCCGACTCCAGCTCCTATTAAAGCACCCCAAGGACCAAACATTGCTCCTTCTTGCATTCCTGATGCTGCTCCACTTAAGGCACCTGCTCCTCCGGATTTTCCACTAGTTACTCCTTTAACCATTCCCATTACACCTGATATAACAGATGTTAATGCAGTTTCAAATTGAGTTAATCTATCTGATAAAGGTTCTGTGGCTTTAAACAACCCTGTAAAAGACTGAGTAAGGCTTGTGATTATATTTGTAGGACCCGTAGCTGTAGCTGCACCACCTGTAGTAGCAGCTATATCATTTTGTCTTACTGCTTCCTTATGCTGTTGCATTATAGCAGCATTATAATCAACTGACTTTGATATATCTTGACTTGCTCCTGCCATATTACCAAATAATTCTGATGCACCTGCTGCTGTTCTACTTCTTGGTATTGCACCAGCTAAGCCTGATATAGAACTAAATATTCCACCCAATGGCCGGCTCATATTTTGTGACTTAATAAGTTCAAGATTTAACTTTTGTATCTCTAACGTAGTCTTTTCTATGTCTTCTTGCAACTTCAACCAATCGTCAGATCCCTTCTTCGGTGTCTGTTGCATTAAATCATTAAGATGTTGCTGAGCTAATCCTAATAACTGTTGTCTAGCACCAGTTTCTACTCCTGCTGATCTTCCTGTTATATCTCCCTGGGCAATATTTACTTGTGTCTGATATGGTCTTGTACTTAACTGGTATTTGGTTTGCAGGGTCTTTAATTTTATTTCATCCTGTTGCCCCATTAATAACGTTACTTGTTTCTCACCATTAATTTTTGCTTCTGCAATCTGACTATTTATCTTAGCTGTTTCTGCTGCATTATTTTTAGCTGCTCCCAACTGATCTTGAAGTCCTGTTACTGTAATTTGAGTTTCTTGGTTAATTAAATCTCTACGTTGCTGTAGATAATCATCTGCTCCAACTAACCCTTGTTTAAATTCCTGTTCTAATATCTGTAATCGTTCTTGTACACCATCTTTAGCTATCTTTGATAATGCATCAACATAAGTGCGATAAGCTGCTTCTTTATCTGCTGCCGATTGTTTATCTAATCCGGCACCCTTTTGTTGATAAGCTGTATTCTCAGAAACAAATTTTTGTTGTGCTCCTAGATTAGCAACGTCAACTTGCTTTTTAATTATGTCAGCTGGAGTTCCGGATTCTTTACCTTGTACACGTATACTTTTAATCTTAGCATCTCGTTCTTCTTCTATATCTCTAATCTTAGCTTCATGTTCAGCTTTGTTTATTGCTCTTTGTTTTGTGACTTCAGTATATAGATCTATCGTTCCAGCTTCATATGCAGCTTTAGTAGCATCTTCTTGCTTCTTTAAATACTCCAATGCCATTTCATATTTAATTTGAGCAGTTTCCTTAGCTATCTGTAACTCTAATTGCTGACGTTGTTTCGTAGCAGATGGATTAAAGTTTACATCTTGCTGAGGGCCTGCTTTTTCTGGTTTTCCCTTATTTAATCCATAACCTTCTCTTATAACTCCAGCTACATCTGCTCCATATTGCAAACGAGAATCAGCTATTTTGGTATCAATGGAATCAAATATAGCTTTGGCAGCAGAAAACTTACCTTTTGCAACTGCTTCTGCTATATCACCAGCTGCACTAATATGGATAGCTGCTTCATTAGCATACTGGGATAGAGTTAAAAATCCTAACGATAAATCCATAATAAGTTCTTTAAACGGACTTATCTTTTTCTGTGCTTGTTCAACACTAGACGCTACACCTGTAAGTGCATCTACTACCTGGAAGAAAGCAGTAACTGATGTCTTTAAAAGATTAAATGTTGAAATTATTAAATTTAACCCCGGCATTACTAAATCTAATGCATCACCTATTCTTGATCCTATGAATTCGGCAAATTCTGATAGTATTGGTGTAAGCTTTGTTAGAACTCCAGACAACTCTGAAATAACATTTTTAAATCCATCAGTTCGTGTAATAGATACAGCCATATCATCAATAACATTTTTCTGTACAGTTAACCACTGTTTAAATAATTCTGGTAATGTAGCTGCTGGAGTTCCTATTGCTTTTTCTCTGGCTTCAAGTGCAGCTAAGACTTGATTAAACTGGAGTGTATTTCTTGTGGTTGCATCCATCGCGGAACTCACTCCCTTTAATTGCAGTTCTTGACGAGTGAGTCCTGTTACCATCGCTAATACTTGAGCACGTCCAGTTTTAGATGCTCGTTCTAATGCAGCCATTGCTGTCGGTGCATCTTTACCTTGAGCTCTTGCTAAATTTACTGTTGCTGCCACTAACCGTACTATCGAATCATTGCTTACTTTTAATCCTTGTTGCATGTAATTATTTGCTATGCGATACAAGGATACGTCATCAGCCAATCCACGTGTTGCTGTTCTAAGCTTATTAAGATAATCAGACGGATCAGTACCGGATCTAGCAGTTAATTTTTCAAACTGTTCTCTTAACTGTACAGCTGGACCAGTAGCATCTAATAATGCTTGCCCTAGAGAATGTATTTTCTGGCCAGCTGAATCTAATAACTTAATAGCACCTTCTCCGATTAATCCTCCAGTTAATACTCCTCCTGCTATACTTCCTAACATTCCACCACCAGCAATTCCACTTACGAATCTACCTATACCTCCCATTAATCCACTACCACCACCGCTACCAGATTGGGCTTTCTGCTGGCGAAGTTGTTCTTGTGTCTGACGTTGCTGGAATGCATACTGCTGTTGGGCTAGACGTAATTTCTCTTGTTCTAATCGTACAGTTCCTTGTGCTAATACTTGTTGCTTTTTAACTTCTGTGGTCTCGAGTACTCTCTGCTGAATGGTGGTGCGAATAGCTTCTTGCTGCTGTTTCTGCCATACCGCTTTTGCTCGATCTACTTCTTGTAATACTTTCGCTTCTGCTTGTAAACGTTTCTGGTCTGCTATCTGCTGTCTGGTTAAATCAATTGATTCTTTCTGTGTTGCTTTTTGCTGAGCAGCATCTCGTTTTGCCGCTTCATTGACTGTATTTAACTGGGATTTGATTTCATTAATGGCAGTTTTCCAATCGGACGTAGAAATTCCGAGCTTGATCAGAAGTTTCTTAATTGGTTCATCTGCCATTTATCACCGCCTAATCCCGTAAGCTTGTCTTATTTGATTCGACATATCACTCTCATCGCGTATTTTACTTATACCTGTTGGCATAGGAATGCCCAGACGTCTTTCAAAATAACCTCTGGCTTCTTCTCCCTTTACTTTACTAAGATCAATCTCTCCGTCCTCGTTAAAAAAGTGCTCAGGCATACCCTCTGGTCCGATGTCATCAGCACTGTACTTATTACCTTTCCTTCCCTTTTTCTTTTTAGCCGGCATGTCTTTTTGTAAGTTATGGTGCATTTCCTGACTACGCCATGCCATTAATACTAATTCTGACTTCGTAAATCTTTCCTCTATTTCTCGTAAGGGCATATGAAACGTCTCTATCAACGAGCTTGCTGCTGCAACGTTTGGAAGGATAGACCGCCCAGCATCGTCTGGGTCGTCTGGCCACTTGACGAGAGTTTGGAGAAAAAATCCTTTAACCGATTTACCATTATCTGTGCTTCAATAATGTTCCACTGACGCATAGATGAAATATTACCTTGCACCCACGTGCGATTTATATCTTTACGCTTATCAAATGGATTTAATACAATGACTGTAGCATCAGCCATCATATCTGGAGCTTCATCAAATAATTCTAAGAAAGCGTGTACTTTCTTTTCAAATGGCTGATCTATTTCTGACTGGGAGAAAGCTTGGAGTGCTCCAATTTTAGTTAGGATTGTTTCTTTGAACTGACGGTAGAATTTCTTTTCAGCAGCTTGTGGTAATTCGCGTAGAGTAAAAACTTCTGATTTTTCTTCGTCTTTGTCATTTACATAATCTACCTTAACTGTAAAGGTAGCATATTCTTGAGATAGCAATTGCTGAATATCATCATGTGATGGAGGTTTCTGTTGTTCTTTCCATTCATTGAATACCTTTTGAATTCCTTCATTTGCTATCTTTTCTGAATCTTTTCTGACTTGATCTAATTCTGTATTCTTCCATATCTTTAAAATTTCTTCGTATTCACCTCTTATTGCTACCCTTAGCTGTCTTTCAAGTATTGATCGATTCATCCAGTCTGCTGGTTGTGCATCTTTAGGAACATCAAGCGGGACCTCTACTTCTTTCGTTTCCTGTTTCTCGTCTGCCATGTTTATCTCCCTTTATCATTTTACTAATCTTTATACTTCGATTTAAACCTGGGTAGGAGTGGGCCAACCCTCATTAACCCACTCCATCCAGATTATGTTGCACCCCATACACCGTGCAACAATATTACTAAATTGCAGCTGCTTCAAAACCTCGGAAGTAGTATGCTTTGTATGCTACAACTGTTTCACCGTCTAGTGGATCATCAAATGCTAGTGCATTGAATTGAGCATCCAACTGAAATCCGCTCTCATCGGTGGTACCAGCATTTTCAATCGTCCACGCTGCGGCTACATCTTTATTCTGTGCAATAGACAAGTGCGGATAATAAATAACCAACTGCGCACCGTCTACTGTGTTACACATCATTAACCCAGTCCATTCGCCGATAAACGTTCCACCTTCTCTAGCGGCGAATCCCTTAATTGCTTGACACCGAACTTGTGGACTAATAAAGCTTGTAAATGTAGTCCCTGTAAAATTCGGAGTAGGATTACCTGATCCTCCACCAACAAATGGCTGGTCGAGGGTTAATACGTTGGCATTAATTGCTGTTACTCTAGCTACAAAATCTGAATTCTTTCTTATATAATCAACGTCTGTTATTGCCCCTTGATAAACGTTGACACCTGCGTCACCGACTGCCCCTCCGAACTGTCCTGGTACGTAATCCTGATCAGCTACGATATAACTTCCAACACTGATCTGGGCAGCTGATGCAGAAGTGACTGTTAACGTTGGAGCTGTGTTTTGTGGTGCGTTCCAGGCTACGGGTGATCCTGGAGAGTAATTTGTTACAGTAGTAGATGCTGCACCTGATGCTGACAACGGTCCAGCTGTTCCACCACTTAGTCCAGTAGCAGCGAATAGATTCATTACGTTTGAACCGGTAGCTAAACGATACTGCATTCTACCGTACTCATTAAACTGACATTCAAACGATTCTGCTACTTGACCTCTGTACTGCGCTCTGATTGCACCACGATAACCTGAAGCTACTTGACCAATCTTACTTCCGACTGTTAGCTTAAAGTTTTTAATCCATCCAAGATCTGCCAATCCAAACGGCGGATAGTAGGAATCAAATGGACCCTGTGTTAAATCTACGATTGTAGGACCTGACACCGTACTAGCTACTGCTGAACCTAATGCAATATTGTACGGTGCAAAGTAAGCTCGCCATCCAGCTCCGACTACTAATTTATTCTTTCTGAACGGTTGTTGCAAACTCTTTGGAAAACTCATTGTGTCTCCTTTTCGTCACTTTACGTGACTGGGAAAGAGCTGCTTCTTTACGATGCAGTCTCATTTATATATCCATCTTAATAATCTGAGTTTTCCATACTACATTATTCTTAACTGGTAATAGGATCTGTCATATCTACTAATCTTGTTGCTCCGGCTCCATATATTAATCCTGACGGTGTATCTAGTTTAGAATGAAATTCTATCGGCTTCCATAAAATAAATTCTACTGGATTTTCTGGTGCTGATATCCAATTTCCATTTCCATCTAATGACCAAGTAAACTTTTCGGCAAAGTTTGGATAAGAACCGTACAATAACTCACCTTTCATTTGCAATGAAGTACGAAATTTAGTTCCGCGATTTGCTTGCCTTATTCCTGGTGTTAAATCTGTTCCTTGGTTTATCCATACCCACTGTACATTACGAAATAACACTGGTGTTTGTGCTGAATAAAAATTATGCCCTAATGGAGTATCTGCTAAATCTAAAAGATAAAATGCATCAAATTTAATATTCTTACTAGGCCAATCTTGAGCTGCTAATAATCCTGCTACTACACGAGCAGGATTCATTATTAAAATCCTAGCTTTTACATATTGGTAGTAGCTATCTATGGAATCACTATAACTCACATCTGCCTCGTAGCGTAGAGGTTTCTAAGTACGGCAAACTTTTCTTCCCCAAAAAATAATGTTAACTTATCTTTATCTTCTGGTGTAGGAGGTTCCATAAGTAAACCGTAGAACAAAAATCCGTACCACATTCCTGGGTCTACTTTCATTCCTTTCCAGCTTCTACATTCCATTGTAAATGTAGCACCTAGAAAATCCTTTACTCCACGAAAGTCAGCATCGCAGAGACTAGCATCTTTAAAATTAGCTCTATGTAGATTTGATCCTGACCAATGGGAGAACATTAATTCTGCTCCCTCGAACTGAGCAAACTTACAATTAGTATCCTTGAAATTAGCATATGGACATGAAGCTGAACGAAAGTCAGCTTTACTTAAATCCATTCCAGTGAAATCAGCCCCATGTAACTTTAATCCTCTAAAATTAGCTGGTCTTCCACTTTTTTCTGCTACTTCACAGATAGCATTAAGCTGTTCACGGGTCCATTGTGCCATAAAATCATTCCTCTTTATGCAGCATGTAACTCTTTCCAAGTTTTATGTACAAGAATAGGCCAAATAGTAGCCTGGGTAAGGTTGAATTTTTCAGCTAATTCTTGTTGGGTATACTTATTAGTTACATCCAACTTACGTATCTTCCTAACCATATCCCAATTCAATTTTGCACTCGGATTATTTTCACCATGTGTATCACGTCCTGCTGCTCCAAACTTAGCTCCATGTTTAAGAGCATGTTTTATATTCTTAATTCCAGTCTTATATTCTAAATTCTTGTAGTAATTATTTACCTTCTTTAAATCTTTATGGTTTATCTGCAAACCTTTTGGCCGAGGTCCGATAAATGCTGCAGCAACTAATTTATGTACAAAGTAACACTTATTTTTTCCATCTACATATAATTGAACTGCAACATATCCTTTATGAGTTCGTCCAAGTTTAATCATTTTTCCGACATATGTGTTAGACCCCGGCTTAGCTCTACGTACTTTACCGTGGTCAGAGATTTCATAACTTCCATCTCCAAATTCCTTCCATATTTCTTTCATATATAATCATCCTTTTAAAGTAACTGGTGGAGAGTTATTCCTCTCCACCTATTACTAGTAGTCTTGTATCATCACTATCGTCAAGCATTGGATCACCTGCTTTAACTACTCTGAAGCTCTTACTCAAATCTCCGGTATCAACTGGAGCATGATCTGCTATTATTTGAGCACAGATCTTCATAGCTTTTTCAGCAGCTTTTTCCAATTCTTCTGTTATTCCTTTTGCATTTGTACTCTTAAATTTTACTTTACCTAACTCTTGCTTTAAGACTTCCCAGTACTGGTTTTCGTTTATTTTAATATACCCAAATGGAGCACTAATACTTAACCATACCTGTTCCCCATTTGGATTAGTGCCTAGGACGGTCTTTGGTCCTGGTTTGGTTTGGCGTACGTTCCCCCATTCCCAAACTTCAGCGTAGGCAGCTGCATCACCTGTACTTGCTACTCCAGCTGTTATTTCCTGGTCGTGTTCTAACATCTCAAGCAGAAATTCATCAAGATGATCAAACATTGCAGTCGCGTATACAGTTGGAACAGCCATTACTTTAGGATCTGGAAAATGCCGACTAGCAAATTATACGTGGCTGAATCCGAACTCGTGGTAAGCAAACCACCAGTCGGGGCAGTCAAGCTAGCTGGCGATACCATTGAACCACCAAGAATATAATTCAACTTCATCTGTATTTCTTGGAAGCTCAACAAAACCGATTTTACCATTCCTGGCAAATCTTCAATCGGTCCAGCTGCTGCAATTGCTGCTGCGGTCGCTGTTGCGCTATATGGCTGGTTAGCAATTGCAGTCGTCATGTCTGTAAGTATCTGGGTAGAGTTACCGACATCCATCTTCATAGGGTTGGAATCAAACCATACATTCCGCTCCCCCATGTTATTGTCCACAATCATCTTAGAAAAATTACGCATTGTATTCCTCCTATATCCTTGGCCTAAAGGCCTGGTTGAATTGTATTGACTGCCGTTTGAAACTATCTGTTACAGGTGAAAGATCATTTAAACTAATAGTTACTTTCTGTGTAATTCCACCTTGCTTTGGAACTGACACGTCCGCGGTATGTTCTCCGACTGCTAGAATCCTTCCAACAATAACTTCACTCGTAGTTGGGCCTGACCTATTAGACTTCCTACGAATAATTACATCTGTATTTGGTGTAAAAACATCTTTACTAACTACAGGTGGAAGATTTAATTGTAGACTTCCTGCTCCGTCAATCATACCTCTTAAATTCATTTTACCTCCTCTCTAAGGCTGTAATACTTCAACTGAACCACCCTGTAATGCTATCTCATTAAAGTTTGCAGTGACGGTCCAACTTATTCTCTGTCCTGCTAATTCTCTGGGATTAATATCTACAATTGAAAACATTCTATTATCATACACAAACCCTATAACTGGAGTTTTAGTATCCCAGTTACGGAATACGTCATACGGATCTGTTATATTTGGATACTGTAGCATCATATTACTAACAAAAGTGTCACTAATAAAGAATCTTCTAGCTCCAAACTGTAATCGCCCACCACTTAGTCCAATGTCATGGCTAGATATTGCTGTTACAGCTGGTGGTGGATCAATTAATATATCTGTAAATCCTGTCATTGCGGCTGCTGTTCCAGTCGGTGCAAAACTAACTCCCACTTCTTGCCAATCACCTTCCGGTTGAAAATTCTGTGCCCGGAGGAAACATTGCAGTCCACCTCTGGTATAACGAAGCTGTCCATCCAAAACCATCTCTAACCCGGAAGCGTATAGTATTCCCATTGTTAAATCAACGCGAAGGAATTGATTCCCAAGGATTCTTTCTACCTAATTCATGTAATGTAGATGGCTGACTTACATCCCGATCTGTTTTAACCGAATACGTTGGTTTCATTCCAGGTGCAAGCAATCTATTCAATTGCCCAACTTTGCGCTCTGCCTCTTCCCTTGTTTTATGTGTACTAACAACCCTGATTTTTCCGGTATCAGGATTATTTTCAATTACTTTATGCCTGCCACTTCCGGGGCCACCAGCGGAGATATCTATTCCTACTGCATTTTGTAATCCCATTTGCTCTGCTGGTTTATCTAACATCTCTCTGATAGTTGCCATCTTATTCTCCTCAGTAAGCCATCATGGATTTATAAGGATCTAAAATTCGGTCAACTGTTGTATCAATTAAATCTGGTGAGAAAGAAATATTAGCTGTTCCGGATGTAGTTATAGAGCGTAAACCTGTCGTACCACCACCACGTGATAAGAAATTTTTCACTAACATCGCACATGCTTGTTTAACTGCTCGTGGCATATTTAGCGGATCAAACCCGGAATCGTAACACACAACTATTTCACTGTACTGTGATAAATACAAACCTGCTGGTACCCATATCTCTCCTGTTTGGACATCAAAATCACTCATGGTTAAATCTATAGGAGACCAATTTGGTGGGCCTCCGAAAAATCCTGCTATCATTAAAATATTAGCTCCATAAGACAGGTCTGGATAAATCTGTTGTGTACCACGTCTTCCGTAACTATATCTTCCACTTGCCCCAATGATAGGACTAATCGTAGATCCTGGAACCCCAACTATCGGTATCGTAGCTGGTTGCACACCTGTGTAGAAATAATTCGTGTATAAAAGATTAGTCGCTCCGACTAAAGTCTTTCCTGTAGGATTTAATGGAACATTATTTGCTGATGCTTGGAGATTATTTACAGTACTGGTTGAAATAGCAACTAATGGTTTAAAACTTAAACGTACTATGTTCCGGTTTGGAGCTTGCATTAACAATCGTTCGAAGTATGTACTGTAGACTAATGATCCTTGACCAGTTCCATCTACTCTTCCACAGTGTACATCAATTAAACTGGATGCAGCATCTACTAAGCTTAATATTTGCGGTGTCTTATTAGCGTCGGGTAGACCGTAGGCAGTGAGTTCGTTGGGCAAAATAAATCTAGGTGTAAATGGTCCTCTTGCTGGGATCGGTAGTGGTGAGGAACTCATTATGCTGCCTTATTAGGATGAAATTCTAAAACTTCTGCTAAATGCTTACCATGAAACATCCATAACTTTACATCTGGATACTGTTTGTAAAAAGCTTCCATCTTTCTCTCATTTGCTTTTGTAAATCTTCCTTTTAATTCAATATAAACCCCTTGATCTGGTAAGTAAAAATCTGGTGTATAACTGACACCTTTCCAACGTCCTTTACCAACATTAAACCATCGTGGCTCGTATATCCACTCTACTTCACCCTGGTCTAACCATAATGCAAAAGCAACTTCCCATCCAGAACGCATTTCTATCTGCTTGTCATATTTACTTGGATACCAAGACTTATACTTGTTGTACTGCGGTAGTCTCCCAATTAATTTCTTTAAACTTTTAGTTATTTTAAGTCGGCCTTGGGCAAGACGTTTTTGATGCTTTTCTCCACTGTGTTTCTTCGAATTGCACATATAACATCTCACCCAAGACCTCCTTAATTACCTATAATTACCTTACTGTCCAGACATGGCTGTGACAGTAGCTAGCCCCCTTCGCAACTACACTTCCAAATTTCAGAATTGTAAATTGCGCAGCGAGATTCCCTAGCAAACCGAGCTGGAATACCCTAGGCACAGGTGAAGTCAGCCAGTGATATTCTACGAACTCCTCGGATAACACGAAGCCTTCATACTGGTTGTTAGTAACTCCAGCTGAATTAAGCCCAGATGATAACAACACAGGAATAAAGGGTTCAGGTACAAGTGGTAAGAGACCAGCTTGAGTGGGAATCGCTTTAACGATTACACCTGGCTGGATCTCTGTTTCGTTAAAATATAACTGGAACGATTTTGCTTCCCGATCGATCAAGTCATTAAATAGCGGAGACGAATACCACGCACTGGGCTTGACTTCAAAGTCGGTGCGGGATACCATCTTAGCTACTTGTGTCTTGATTCCATCGACAAGAGAACCGGTTGCACTGATTTGCAGATTCTGACTATATCCTGGAGGTGCTGTGTTAGTTCCTACAATTAGAGTAGGAGCATTTAGGATCTGTCCAGAGATACCAAAGTACTGTAGAGTAGTCGGGATAATTAAATTTGTATCCGAACCAATCCACAGTTCTTTATCATGCTCTTTCAGTACAGAATCAACTGCATCAGTAAGATCCTTAGCTTCAAGGTAAGCAAACTGTCCTTGCTGCTGGTTCACTTCCACATCGAAAATGGAATAGTTAATCTGAGCGACTAATGCTTTCAGCGTAACTACCTGTTCGATTCTCTGTGGTTGCGTGGCTACATTTGTTATTACCCTTGGATCTGTAGCCTGAGCGGTTGGAATTGCTATTTCTTCGAAGTATCTCGAAGGTTGTCCGGTTGCTGGTGTTTGATTAATTCGTTGACCTAACACGCCTCTTCGACGTACTAGATCGAATATCTCGGACTGGTATTTATTTGTTTCAATAGCGCCCGGTCCGAGGAAATCAGCGGCTGCGCTGATACTACCAATTGCTTTACCACGCCTTACGTTTCCTGCTCCCATCTGATTGCCTCCATTTAGATTTAACTCCGGACGCTATGCACGTCCATAACTACGTTCTATTTTACCATCATCCAATAATCCTTCTTGCTCTAACTGCATCTTCATTGCCATCCGTTGTTCTGGTTCAATACGAATGCCTTGGGATGCTGCAATGGCAAACATATTATCTACCAACTCTACGGACATTACTTGACCAGCTGCTTTGATTTCACCTAGGTTATATCCTGCTTTTGCTGCTAGGTTAGTCAACTCATGTGGAACTGCTGACCGACGACTTTCCAGATCAGTAAAATGTTCCAAACTGGCTTGCATAGATCCGATCTGGTTTTTGTACTTCTTCCGGTCTGCTTTGTGTTGCTCAGCCATTGCCAACATTGTCTTCTTCATCTTGCGATTAGAAGCATGTAGAGTATGTAGCTGCACTGCTGCCGCCTCCAGTCCAGGGAAAGGCTTCTTGAACTTCATTTTCTTATCTTTTCCGGAATGTATACGGCCTTTTGCTACATTCCCCTTGAAATGTTCTTTCTGCTTGGGAATACCAGTTACAGTTGTTTTATTACCCCGATTGGAGGCATCCTTATTTATTTCTCCGGGCCCTTCACTTGGATCTTCTAGTTCCAAGTCTTCCATTGCTTCTAGATCACTTGCATCACTGGCATCGGATGAATCCGAAGCGGAACCATCGGATGCAGACGGATCGGAAGCCATACCCTTTTTAAAAGGATTTCCTGCTGCTTCCATTTCTGCTTCCTCTTCTTCTTCATCATCGTCTTCGTGACCTTTTGCATGAAGTACGACCTCATCGTCGTCATCTTCATCGTTATCTTGCGCGGCTGCTTGAATAAGATGGAGACCTTTTATCTCCTCAAATCCTTCCAATACAGTCTGGTTGGATGCTTTGATCTCATTTACTATGGGACCCAGCACCGTTTGCAGTGATCCAGTAATTGCCTGAGTAATTAGAGCAAGGTTACCTTGGTCATGATCCGACTCTCTGGCCGCGGCAACTTTCCTCTTTACATCTTTTACGTGCTTTGCCATTACCTTTTCTCCCTCTTCTCTGTCCTTTAACGCGGCCAGAGAAAGTTTATCTCTCGATGCACTGAGTGATGTATTAGTGTATGCAGCTGCGTCTTTCTTTAGAATAGTCGCACCTGTGAATACAAAGTCGGTTAAATCCCAAACTGGTGCGTTCTCATTTTCTACCCACACCGATCCAAGCTCCATGCTTTGTCCTAATGCCTTTTGTTTCAAATCGCGTTCAGCTTCAGGAAAATCTCTTTTCCATACAAATCCTTCTGTCCATACATCTCGACCTTCGCGCCATGCTTTTGTAATTACTCCAACCTTATGTGAAGTTTGATGCTCATCCATATCTGATGGATCATAATTAACTGCCATTCCAATTAAACCCGATAATCGCTTATCTAATATATCTTGCCTAACTAAAATTCTGTGCCCTTGGGACCCATGTGGTGGCTTATCTGATGGCTCATTTACTCGTAACAGTACCCCCTTAAACGGTAATTTATTAATATGTTTATCATTAGCTTTTACATCTGAAAATGTAATAACTGATCCAGCATACATAGCTGTAATATGCTTAGCTATAGTACATGCGTTAGTATTTCCTCTACCACACGCACGAAGTAATGTAGATGATACTCTCATTGTATGTACTTTGTAAGCGATTTACCTATAGGATTTTCATAAATAACTACATATTCATACTTATGCATATCACAATATTTTCGTGCAGCTGGTTCTTTTTGAGGCCAATCTTTGTCTTGTGGACCTTTTAATTCAAAAATATATTTATCACCATTAGTAAATTCAACTAAGAAATCTGGATAATGTTTGTGTCTTGAGCCGTCTTTCTTATAATATTTAATTCCAAAAGGCTCACATACAAAACTTTTAACTATAGAACTACTATCGAGTATCAGTATAAATGCACGTTCCCATCCACAACGATGATATACTCTCCCGGCTTTAATAGTGTTAATAAAACCACGATCCATATTCTTATATCCCATAGTTTGGGACATTTTCTCTCTATAAGCTGGATCATCCCATCTCTTACTAGCTGCTTTCTTTAAAGATTTAATTCTTTTAGCTCTGGAAATAGGATCTTTCCATGCTTGTTTCAAATACTCAACCATCATCTCTTTATAGTCGGGGTCTTCCCACGTTTCCTTACTTCTCTCGGAAGCTAGTTGTCTTGCTGCTTTAGTACCTCTCATCTTCTTTATTTGAACAGAACGTTTAGCATAATATTCGGGATCATCCCAAAGTGCCTGTATCTTTGCTACCCGTTTTTCCTGGACCTCTGGGCAACGAGACTGATGATACCTTACAAACTTACCTTTTTCTTTTACTTCTTCCCCACACTCACATTTACAATAAAAAGGACCCTCATGATCTAACTTATATTGAATACTTAACCGATTTTCAAACTTTCTACTATTATGTCCATGTACATATTTATGGGTACATTCATCGCCACAACCACAATCGCAAAAATGTATAGTATGTCTCATTGGTATGGGTTATTCTTTCCTGGTTTCAATCTCTTCTTTGGTTTCCCAGTTTTCATTGGAACATCATTAACTCTATCTTTACCTTCTTGATCTAAGAATCTACCACCACTTCTCGGATATTTTCCACGTTCTGGATTCTTTCTTATCTGCTGGTTGATCGAAGGTCCAAACACACCTCTCCGGTTTATAGTTTTTTCTGCCAAACTTTCCTGATGACTATCTTCCTGGAACTTATCAAGTTGTAGTTGTTCGTCTACTTTAGTAACTGGATCTGGTAATACCTCTTCTTCCAGTTCAGCTTGCTTCTCAGTTTGGAAGTATTCCCTAAGCTCATCTGATATCTGATCTAAAATACCAGGTTGCTGCTGTTCCATCTGTTGTGGTAATTGCTGTCCTTGAGGAAGTATCCCAAGCTCTTGATAAAGCTGTATTGTCCCTGGGTCCATTTGAGCTATATCTTGTGCACTGAATTGCATACTTGTACTACCAATGGAACCTCCTGGGGCTCCTGTACCACCACGTCCTCCGCCTCCGCCACCTGTCATACCACCACTACTACTTCCCATTCCTCCACCACCACCTGGACTTCCACCGGGTGCTCCCGTTGCACTACCTGTTAATTTAGCTTGTGCTTCTACTAAGAGTAATTGTTTCTGCATCTGCGTTAGCTTGCCCCACGGTCCGGGAAGTGGTGACATGTCATTAGCTTTTCTAATCTCATCGGACGTTATAGAGTCCATCATATACAACTTCTGCTGGACTGCTACTCTTATAACTGGATCAGGATCGTCAAGGTTGCTGAATTCAAATTCTAAATCTTTCCAACCTAGATCATCATGTATCCATTGTCTGGTAAATGCTGTCTGGAATCTTGTTGCTACTGGTACTACAGCATTCCTCCAATCAGATACTGCCATCACTTGTGCAGTTGAACGATTGGCATTCTCTGTCATGTTTAAAGCTTGTGGAGATAAATCAAAAGCTGCGGCTATGATTTCAATAAGAAACTTCTGCCAATCTAGTAACAAATCATCTACTGTGACTGGAGTTACATCGACTACATCTGGTTTCTTTAATCCTGCTATGAGAGAAAGTTTAGATTGACCTTCAATCTCATTCATTACATGTCGACGTACTTCTTGGATCTTAGCAGTACTTACTGTTTGCTCCCACCATAACCACGTTTTATGGATCTGATCTGATCCAGCTCTCCCTGACATTTCCTGTACGCCAAGGAATGAGTTAACTGCATTGAATGCGACTTCAAGTCTTCCTAGACCAAATGGAGTAGCTGTACGGATATTATCTCGTATGTACATCAACTCATCTGTCAGAAATGTAACTATACCACGCTCACCTTTTAATCCTGTCATCTGTGCATAGCGTGGTCTATCGGGAGTTGACTCCGTCCAATCGAGGAATATTCTCAGTGTAGATGAATCTACTGCCCAAAACTTTGTTGGACGTTTCGCATATGGAGTAGCTCTATGTTCTGCTACTGCTGCTCCGTTCAACAGGAAATCTTCTACCATCTGTTCTAGAAGATCTCTAAACGATTCACCTGTGTTATTCGGACGTTTCAACGTCTCAGTTGCAATATGAATTCTTTTTTCTCGATCACCATTCTCATCGTCAGTAAAATCTTTCGTAGGCTTAATTTGCCATTTAAACGAAAGAACAGAGTTTTTGACAAGATTCATTGCACGTCTGGGAATGGGAGTTTCTGAAAATCTCCGGAGGGCGTAAGGCGTGTTCTTTAGAACTGGCTGGTTAAGGCGGTGCAAAGCTTCGGGCAGATAAGGAAAGGCCCAACTACGGCGATCAACAATATCGAATACTTGACCACTCTGTACAGCTTGAATTTCTGAAATTTGTTTCTGTCTAACTAATGACCACTCGTTCCTAGGAGTATTCTTTAATTCCTCAGCATGTGTTACCTCTAATACCCGTACTACTTCTCGTGTTACCAGATATTTAGAAACCCTGGCACGAAGGTCTTCCCTCCAGTGGAATAGTAAACGCCATAGCTTACGGAGGAACATCTAGACATATACTAGTAGATATTTTCTTGTCTGTCAAATTATTAATTTTCGGAGTAGGAACTTACCTAAATATAGCTGCGGCTTATCTAAATATTCAATAAGTACTGCAATTGTATATACTAAGTGTTTTCTTGGATTTTTAGCGTTTAGACATACAAAAAGCCCAGCACCACGTTTTTGTGGCACTGGGCTAATTATTTAAATTAAAATCCTCTGGCTGCAAACATTCGTCTTAAAAAGTTCTGCATAAACATAAATGCTACTATTGCTCTATCTTCTTCAATCATTCGATTGTAGAACTGGACAAAGAGTTCGAAGCAATCTTCACTGTTCATTTTACCACCCTTTACAATAATCACTTTTAGACATGTCCAAACTTGAATGTCTACAAAAGTCACCATGTAATTGAAACAGTGTCCCTTGTTCAAATCCAAGGAAAAATAAAGCAGCACCCCAAACAATACATAAAATTACAATATACTTTGCATTCATTGCTGCAACTCCAAAATTCCTGAGTCTCCACTAACATCATCTTGCAACCATATTCTATTATCGTTCAGTGGCATGTAACCGCTGAACGATTGTTCCCGCCCAAAACCACTAACAAAAGTATCCAAATTAAAATACGAACCAATCACTGTCCCCGACAAGCCGAAAGGTTCGCTATTATCATCACCGGTAGCAGTAATTGACAAACCCGACTGAGATAGAGTTAATGTAATTGTTTCCATTGATTCTATTTGATCGTTTGCCAAGGTCCCAATCCACGTTCCATTGAACCGTGGCTGCACCGGAGTACCTAAAAACGATCCTGAATCGTTTAATGGACATCCACTCAATCCTTGGTTGTTAGGTCCAACATAGTTTCCTGTCATAGTCCCATCAGAATTTATATCTGCTGTAGTTTGCACACTCTCCTGACTTCCTGTTGACAATACAAGATTAAAGTTAAGATTGAAACTATCATCGGATATAGTCCCTGTCAGACCTCCACTCTCAGGACCAGAATCTGCACAATCTAAAGAAGCTGATTGGTAGCTCGGTCCTGATAGTTGAGCAAACATAACCAATTGCCCAGCACTACTAGTAGCAGTAATGTTGTCTCCTGACTGCTGCAAATTAACTTCCACTAAGTTTGCTTGTGGAGTACCAACTTCATCTCCCGCTTGAGGATTAGGAGTAAAACGAAACTCCCAAGGACCCGCTAAATTAATTACAGGTGCCGGAGGCGACGGTGGAACAGGCGGGGTAGGAATCGGAATAGGCGGAGGCACTGGTACTGGTGGAGTAGGACTTGGCGGTACAGGTGGTGGAGTAGGTGCCGGCATCGGAACTGGTACTGGAGTAGATACTGGTGGTAAAACAGGAAGCTGTGCGGAGGTAATATTTCCTCCCCCGCACGCAACCATAATTAAAGTAGCTAATAGTACAATTAAGATTTTCATATCTCTCCTACTTGTCCCAAGACTGTTTCATACTGTGAGCTGATCTCTGTAGGTTAATAAAAGATCTAATTACTAACCAAACGTAACCAGCAATTACAATACCACCAAACAACAATTTAATACTCATGTTGTTCCTCCTGGTAATGCGGATGTTCCTGTTCTACGTATTGTCATCTTAGGAAACCAAACACCTAGTGCTTTATAGTTGTACGTCATCACTGTGGTGCAAGATGTAAAATTACATTGTGCTGATACTACAGTTAAATCCTGAACATGCATTCCTACGTTTGTTGCTAACTGAATCGTATACAGTGTTGGATTATTTGCTCCTGTACAAGCGTCTCCTTTTATTGCTTCACACCTTGCGACTTCAGTTACGATGTAATCTAGATCTGCAGCTCGTTCAATACTCCACTGAATGTCAATCAATCCAAAAGAAATAAAAACGAACAATGGTAAAATAACTGCAAATTCAAGGATTGCTTGACCTTTTTGTTTTTGTTTCATATGGCCTCACTCTTTTTCGAGTATGATTTTAACTTTTGTGCCGACTGGGAATAATGTTGCATCTTCTTGTGATGCATTAATTATCACATTATACCAATCTTTTTCTAAAATAATATTGATATGCTTCTTACTAAGAGTATTATGGTGTGCTTCTACTGTCCATCCATCTAACACTAAACTTGTTGTCATATAACTCCTCACTTTATGATTTTAAGATCATAAACTGTTCCAATTTCTTCCTGGTAACGCATTATTTTCCCATCAGTTGTTACATGAGCAAAACTTAAACCACTAAGTGTTATTACATCCCCGTTTTCATCGCAATGATCTAGTGGAGCTAATGCCCTACCTCCTCCCTCATGCACTTCTTTTAACAACCAATATGTAGTTCTCTTAAATTTAACTTTCATAGTTTCTAATAACTTAGGGATCATTTACTAATGTTACTGTCTTCATAGTACCTCACTTTATGATTCGAACGGTGACTTCTACTCCCTTAACTTTCTCGAGGCTGACTCCTAATACTTTCTTAGCTGCTTCTTTGTTGATGTAGATAGTAGAGAACAACGGATTCTCTTCATCTTCATCTGCATTGAATCGTACACTATGCCTCTTAGGATCCATATTTGTGAACTTCTGAGTCGCATGTGACATTTTATTTTCTCCTCTTCTTTTTCTTTAATGGCATTCTAACAACTCCTGGACTCCTACGCTTGGGTCTACGTCTTGGCTTAACTTTTGCTTCTCGTTTATAAATATCGGTTACTAGTCTGTCATTTAATTCTTCCAAGGTGCCAACGCGCTTTTTCAAAAACTGATTTTCCTCATCTAACTTTTTTAATGTTGTGGTCAAAACAAAGTTTGCTCTGTGTGCAGAGTGTCCTAGTATGTCTAATCGCTGCCATGCTTCACTAGGATCTTGCATGACACCTTCTGGCTGACGATCACCCGGGTCCAGTTTTATTTCTGTCAATTGCCGTTTAAAGAATAATGCGACTTCAATTCCATGGTAACTGACTACGTAGACTTTTCCTCTATCTCCTATTTCTGTACACGCCCAATAATTAGTTAACGTTGTTTGTTGTTCTGCAAATTCAAGTAAAGGCATTCCTGCTGCATCATGAGCTTTAATCCTTACACTTAACGCCTGGGGTAAAGTCATTGCTTCTGGTCCGGTCGTTATTGTTTTCAATGTAGCTTCTACAAAGTCTCGATCTGTTTTAGTCATCTGTTGAATGGTAAGGACTGTGTGTCTAAGTTTATCGTAAACATATCCTTTGTGATAGCGGACTCCAGCATGGCTAATTTGGTTTACTGGCCCTGCTGACTTCAACCCCGCTCTTGGCTTTACGAATTTCCTCTTTTTCTTTTTGCCACGTAATGTCATTATGAATTTCCTCAATCTTCATTTTCATACGAGTAACAGCTCTGTAGAGAGTTCCCAGCGTTTGGATTACATCTTCATCTAAATGATATAAGATTGCCCTTTCTCTTGCCTGGAATAGATCATATTGTGCTTGGTCTAAGTGTTCTCTTATGGTCATACTTTCCTCTTGGACTTAGCAAGTACACGCTTATCAAATTCCTTTTGTGTTTCACCTGGGATGCGTTGATTAACTTGAGTGTACCAATCACACGAACATTCTGCTCTCTTACACCCTCCGCCTAAAGTGTGATGATGATGCGGATGCCCACAGTCGCATACGTAAATATGTCCATCACTTAATGGGCAATGATTGCATGGGATTCTTTCTAATGTCCTAGCTGCTCTCAGTTTTAAAAATGTTTCTTTACTCAACTTTATCACCACTTACCTCCTTAGCTTTGAAACGTTGGATTGCTTTTCCTAATGTAAATACTAACTGAGCTGGGCTCACGTGCACCGGATCCATTTGTACGAATTCTAAATTTGGATTTCCTTTGGGAAGTATGTAGTGCTGTGCTAGGCACCTGGGATACATTTCAAACATCGGTGTTTCTTGTGATGCACCAAGGTGTGCCATGCCGTTATCAATTGTGACTAACAACTTTGCTTTCTGCATGATTAGTGCTAACCGATTTAAAGGTATACCAAACATCTGTTCGCCAAACTCTTTTAATATATCTGGAACAATATCTGTTGGAGCACCTAAAAATCTAATTGGTGTGTCTGGATACTCATTCTGAATTAATTGTAATACTGGTTTCCACTTAAAGAAAGGTAAACATTTATTCGGAGGAAGTCCTGGTGTATTCTTATCTCTGCTTTCACACGATGCTGAGAACATTGATATTAAAATCATTCCTTTTAATTCTTCTTGATATAGAACATTATCTAATGTTGGATTCATTGCAAATATTTCTGGTATATATGTGGGCTTTAATCGTTCAATACCTCCTGTTAATTCAACACCTAACATCTTCGCATATGATTCTGCAATGTGGCACTTATCCTGGTCACTAATGATGAATGCTTTATTTACGTCGAAGTTAAATTCAAAGTCGAACGTTCCTTCTAGACGATTAAAGAATGTTTGTATCTTTACTAAATCTCTTACCATTCCCTGGTATAAAGGAGCAACGTGATCTGGTAATGTCTGCATGATTATTTCATCTTGCAGAGAATTTAATCCTTGTTTCTTTATCCACGTTCTCCAGGCTGGTGAAATATTCAATGCATCGCCTATCAGGTTATTGCTCTTGAATAGTACTCTCATGTAACTTCCTCCTTAGGTTTTGCACGTCTCACAACTGTTCTTGGCCCATCTTCTCGTTGGCAGTATTCGTTGAAATTATTTAAGAGAGATAAGACTGCTGGGTATCTATCTGCTTGATCTACTTTCATGATGCCAATTTTCTTTCCTCTTGTGTCTACAACTGCTTCACGTGCTGCAGCTTCTGTTAATACTGGAAGTAAGAGAATTACTGCGGATAGTAATCCTTTCTTACGTGCAAGTTTTCTGAGATCAGAAACCAATCTTCTGTCTAAAGTTATATTTCCTTCAATGCTTATCCTATGCGGGGCTGAGATTTTATCAACGGTTAACTTTATTCTTTTTCCTTCTGAGTTTACTGGTTGCAAGGAATCACTCAACAACTTTAGGAATGCTCCATGCTTATCTTGGAGCCGTTCTTTCCGGTGAATTAATCCTTTCTTTTCTTTTGTATATTTCCTCAAGTAACTTTTTAGTTTAGGAACTTGGTAACTTGCTGCCATGATTTCATACTGGGCTATGGCTCCTGTGAATGCTGATTCTTTGTAGATTGAATTATTCGATTTAATTCCTGCTTCTCTTTGTTTCTCTGCATCATTTAAAGCACGCAACTGTCTGGTGGTAAACTTCTTTTTGTATTTCAAAAACACTTGTACGTGATCGTACCATGTCATCGCTTTTGCTAGTGCGGTAACTCTCTGGTCGATGTCTGTTGATACTAGATCTTTGTAGATTTTCTTAAGATCACCTCGTTTAGGTCTGCTTGGTTTCGGTGCTGGGATTGGTCTTGGCTTCTTGTATCGTTTCAACTTCGGTCGTCCGTGTTTCCCTGCTGGAGTTGCCATAGATTGTTTTCACCTCAATTTGTTCAAACCAATGTTCTGGAAATTGTTCTGCTTCACTTAACATACGAATTGCGGAAGGAAAATCATCTGCCATTACACGATATATTTTATCCTGATCTGATGTAAAGAAAAATTCATACGGCATAATTCCTCCTAGTGGATAGTTTCTGGTTTCAAATATCGTTAGCGCCGCCATTAATGATATGTGGTACAGCCCATCGAAGAACTGTTGCTACTGCTTCTGCAACTTCTGGTGAAGGATCCCATTCAAAAAAGTCATTGTTGTTTGCTGCACCTCCTATCTTTTTTGCAATGAATTCTACTCCGACACGGTGAACTACAGAAGCTGCATTACGGGCGTCACTATTAGTTGGCCTTTTCCCTTGAACTCCTAGTCCTGCAGGCATAACGAATTTTAGTTTCGGTAGTGTCATTTAATCTCCTTTTGGATTAAAGAATTTGTCATATCTATCATACGTGTTCTCAGCTTCATTCTGATTTAGAAAAGATTGAAACTCATTTCCTCCTCCTAATTTCCTGGGATAAGAAACTCCGTACATTTTCACACCATCTCGTTCAACTGTTACAAGAGAAACTTCACCTGATTTCTTTATAACAGTTGGCTTAGGCTGTTTTATCTTTCGTCCTGTAGAATGCCTACCACTACCAGGTCCTCCTGATCTAATATTTATTTCATCATTTAGTTTCATTGTGCCACTCCTAGTGGATAGTTTCTGTTTTCTTACCACTGTCATTTAATGCTTCGAATACTTTGGTTTGCTCACTGGAAGTTAATTTATTGTAGCTTTTTCTGAACTTCATATGAGATAGTTCATTAACTATTTCCTGCTGACGTATTACACTATCTGGTAATGGAGGATTTCCGTTAATAAAGGATCTAACGGAATAAAGTAGCACTGTTCCGTTTGGTGCTTGTTTGGATTTAATAAATCGTTTCTTAGCTGCTCTTCGTGATTTATTTGTATGAATTACTACATCACTTTTAAACTCGTGATAGAAGGGCTTTTTGTGTTGTTTTCCCGTTTGGCTTATAGTTCGTAGCTGCGTTACGTTGGCATTACGTGCGTTCTGTTTTGTGGGTGATGCTTTGGTATGGGTAGATTCACCCGGGGGATTTACGCGTGTTTTGGAATTATTAATTACCATTTAACTCCTCCTGGACTACAGTAATAATGTATTAAGTCTTCTCTGATCGTTGTAACAATATTTCTTATGAATTCTTCCATCTTAGGTACTTCACTTTTACGCATGAAACTAACTGGAATAAGAAATTCATGGTCATCTATTTCAACGAAGAATTTAAGCTTATCCGGAATGTGAATTATTTTTATATGCATAAATAATTAAACCGCAGATTTCGGCTGCGGTGCCCGGTTAGAATTAACTGGTAATGATTACCACAATAACAATGGTAACCACGACTATTATTATTCCTACCCACATTGGTATCGTCACTTTAGGCAGCTTTCTTTGCTTCCTTCTTAATTGCCTTCTTTACTGCTCTATTCAAAAGGCTATTCAGTTGTCCTTGATATTTGACTAATTCCTGAGATAGTTTATTCATTGAATCGATAGCTTTTGTAATTCGCTTCTCAGCTTTCCTTACTGCTTTGAGACTCTTCTTACTGAATTCAATTAAGTGAAATATTCGTAAGTCCACTGACTTTCCTTCAAACGACATTTCAAGTATATTCTTCTTTGCCATTCTCAGTCTCCTGTATTTTCAAATGTATTTTCTACGATTTGTTCTTCAACATCATCAACTTCTGTTCCGGATTCATCAACTCGTTTTCCAGCTGCATTTTCTTGTTCTATTTCTGTGGCATTAGTTTCAGCATACTTTAGAGCACCAGTTTGACGACTCCAGATCCAATTGCCTTCACTGGTGGAGAGTTTAATTTCCTTAGATAGAACTTTAACTTCTACCTGGTGTTCCTTGGAAATGAACTTACTCTTGGGAAGTAAGTAACCATCCTTCGAATTGATTCCTTTTGGTGCCAATTTTTGCTTTTTAGTTACTTTCTTTTTTACCATGTTTCCTCCTTTTGAAATGATGATACATACTTTCTTTTCCTAGCAAAGCACAGGTTGCTAACAATTCATAATACCGTCTTCTTGGATCGTCTCTTAGATCAGCCTCCTTTACAAGTTTATGTACAAACTTTGGAATTAAACTTTTCTTTGGACGATGTCCTAAATGTCTTTGCAACTGGAGTAAGTGTTCTATTCCAATGTGGAAGGCGTCACGATTGAGAGTCATTTTCCGCCTTTCTCAGGACTTCTTTTGCTAGTTGTATAGCTTCAAAGAATTCTCCTGCATGATCGACAAAATCAGCAGCGTCACACTTAGACATGTCATCACCGAAACTGTCTAATGGAAGAGTCTTCAATGCTTCGAGAGCTTCTTGTAGTAATTGTTCTCGATTCATGCTACGTACCTCTCATTCGGCTCCACGTTCAAGCTCGTGACTGGAACTTTTGATTCTTCAGCAATATCGTCTTGCTTTGACTTCCATTTGTCTCCGAACAACTTCTTTGCAAGTTTCTTCCACTCTTCTTTCCACTCAACTGATGTTCTCTCATACGACTGTAGAACAAGTTTGTACGGTGAATGTTTGGGAGCATACTCTTCCAACTTCTCAGCTTCCATTAACTTCTTCAATTCATCCACCAGATCTTTTTCCTTTTTCTTTTTGTCTGAAATTTCTGCTTTCAGAAGCGCCAGCTCGGTAACAACCTCCGCGGATAGCTTCATTGTAGTCTCCTTTTTTAGAGTTCGTTATCTTTGTGGTACTGCATATGCTGCTTAAATTCGCCTTCCAACTGTCTGACATGAAGTGCGAGTTCTATACTCAATCGACATACCTCATTTACATCTCTTCGATCAGCTGGTAATTGATCACCTCCAACTAATTCAGTGTAGCTTCTCTGTTGCTTCTCAAGCCCTTGAATGATCTCCGTGATTGTCATTCTGCCCTCCGTAGAAGATATACACCTGGATCATCTGTTGCCTGGTACAAATTTAATCTTTTGTGTGCAGCAATCAACTGATCTTGCAATGTTTCCATTTTCTTTTTGATGTACAAATAACAATAAGCTGCATCACCGCAAAATTCGGAACCACCTGGAGTAAGATCTTCCAAAGCTCTCATTGGATTTTCCCTATACAATTTACTTCTTGCAGCTGTTAATTCCTGTGGCATCCGTTTTCCTCCTTGTGTTTATTATACAGATTTGGTCGCTTTTTATTGTACGGAAGCTTTCTGTTTGTAGACTTGTTCTTCTGAGAGCGGGGAGTTAGCTGCTTTCTCTAGTTCTGCTCTCTCATCCTGTTCCCGCTTCACAATCATCTCTACTACTAACTTCACATCCTCCAGTGAGGTATATGGTGCATGTAGTCTTCGGAGTTCAGGTGACATTGAACTCTGATAGAACATATCTCCACGACTCATCAGGTTCTCTGCTCCTTTGGTAGAGAGAATAGTTCTGCTGTCAGCATTGCTTGGCAGACGGAAGCAAAGTCTGGTTGGGAAATTAGCTTTGATACTTCCCTTGATCAGGCTAACGTCCGGCCGCTGCGTCGCTGCAATGACATGAATACCACTTGCACGACTGCGTGCAACGATGACAGAGAGTTTACTGGAATTGGATTTAGCTTCGTCTCGATCCAATGATGGTCCGATAATGTCTGCGAGTTCATCGATCATAACCACTATGTAAGGAAGTTTGTGTTCCTTATTGAGTAGGTTATACTCGTGAATATTGCGAACATCCATCTGCCCAATCTTATCCAAACGCAGCTGAGTTTCCTTCACACACCAATTCAACGCTTCCATTGTTTTGTAAACGTTGGTGCAAATCGGAAACTGTAAATGTGGTATTCCAGCGAATGCTTTGAATTCTACTCCTTTCGTATCGGAAATGATCAGCTTTAATTCTCGCGGATTCATTGTCCAGGTAATTCCCAACGCGATGGAATGCTGAACAGTAGATTTTCCACTTCCGGTTGTTCCAGCAATTAACAAATGTGGCTGGTCAGTGAGATCATCCACAAATGGATTTCCACTACTGTCAATTCCAAAGTTCAATGGAATTGGCTTGTGCTTATCTCGTGTTTCAATCTGCATGTAATCTGCAACGTTGCTTAGAGTATCCCGGAACAATACCATCTTGCGATTCTTGTTGGGAACAAATACTCCTACAGCTGATTCCCCGGGCATTCTCTTTACTACGATTGACTCTGCTCCCAATGAGACTGCAAAATCCTTGCTCATTGATTCAAGATGGGCAACTTTTGTTTTTCGGACTGGAAAGAAACGATAGGTACTGATGATTGGTCCTACACTTACAGGGCCAACAAATTCAGCATGGCGACCCAGGACTTCGATCTTCTCAGCTAACGTTTCCACGATTTCTTTCTGTTCAGGTGTAAGCTTCTCCTTTGCTTTCTTGGCTTTTACTTCCGGAGTGTTCTCAAAAGTACTCGTTACCTTTTCCAACATATGTGCCTTATCTTTTTCAGATAAGTTTACCAAACTCAATCTGAGCCTGTCACTGTGCGGACGATGACGCTTGGCTCCTCTCACTTGTTCAACTCTTTCTCCGTTGACTGTTATGAACTCTCCGCTTACGTTAATGCAACGATGCCCTGGGAATACACCACAACGCGGGCAAACAATTGAGAGAACTGGATCGGTGATCTTCTTGTGCTTGCTGGAATGCTTTGACTTCGATACATGCTTCGACTTGGACTTCGATACAGACTTTACTTTATGTGACATTTTGATCTCCTTGATTTTTGAAATGTGGCGTTTTAGGTATGCGCTCCCCACCTAGTTACAAGTTATGCAGACTTCTTCTTCATGGTATGGACCTTTCCCTTCAATACAACCTTTCCTTTCTTGGTGCCAATCGAAATTCGCTGGCGGTGTGGGCGGTTGCGCTTCTCCCCCTTCTTCATCTTGATCTTCTCTCCGCCAGTGATGATGAACTCACCTGAGACGTTTACGCAGCGATGACCACGCTTCGATTTGCACAAAGGGCAATCAATAGTGGAAATAACTTTGGAAAAAATCTCCACAACTTTGGGAGAGATCTTCTTGCTATGCTTGGTGGACTTCTCAGACTTCTCAGACTTCTCAGACTTCGTGGAATGCTTCTTGGAGCTCTTTGACTTCATCATATTAATTCTCCTTTGTATTCGTTGATTGTTAAAATCTGTCTGGTAGCACTCATCAGAACAATAACTTTTCTTCTTACGAGCACTCCAGAACGATAGTAGCTTTCCACATTGACAGTTCATTTGGCATCGTTTATTGCTTGAATTACCTGCTGCATTTCATTCCAATAGATTGCTACTAATTGTCGAAGCTGTTGCTTATCCAACGACTCTGTATAAGCATCAATTTCTAACGGTGTACGATGCAATGCCAGATCGCAAGTAAGCTTGGCAACGTTCCGTTTCAAACGTTCATGCCACTCTTTTTGGCGAGCGGCAGCTCCAGTTGTAATCGTGTTTGCAATGTCTGTAACGTATGCTTCAATCTTTTCCTGCACACGATTATCCTGAACAAATCGATGAAATATCATGCTCTTTCCTCCTGAATTCTTCGGCAAGTTTGGCAATCGTCTTTGGGGTTGAATACTCCCTTTTCATACAAATGGTCAACGAACTTTCCGCAGAGTGATTTTCTGGGAGTACCATATCCACCCAGTATATCTTTTACGGAAAGTGCTAAATGACATGTAGAACTTCCACACGCAACAAGTACATACGGATATTCTTTACTTGGTGCCAATTTCTTATCCATAGATTAATTTTTCCTCCTTCCCATCTTTCTGCACAACAAAAACTCGCGTGAGAGGCCCGAACGAATCCCCATCTCCGGTGTAAACTCGGAGAACACGATAACCAAGGTCAGCAAGCTTGGGCCTGGCTGTTTTCTGTTCCCAATCGTACCACGTCAAACCACTTTTGTTATTGAATTGAGGAAATGCAGTAGATGGCTGGGAACAAAATCCCAGTTCATAATCCGCTGCATCATTCCCAATAACATCAAGCAGATTTTGCATGTTGTCTCTCCTTCATATGAAAGCTTCTGTGGCAAGTCCGATGGCAAGGTTTCCGGTTTGACGCATCATTGTTTTTGTGGTTGCCATCCTGGTGGTGGATGGTGAGCTTCGTTTTGATGGGAATTGATCCCCTGATGATATGCCAAGTGCCATCGTCTGCAATCAAGTCTTCTAGCTTCAGTAAAGGTTCTTTGCAGAAATAGCACTTGGTTGCAGTTCCGAAATGATTCATCATCATTCGAAGCATTCTGAGTTCTGATCGACTACTTTTTCGCATGCTCATCCGACATACTCCCCTGAAGAGAGAAGTCTGTCTTTGTAAATAACAAAAAATTTCAAACCCTTCTGCACCACTTTCGTTTCAACTCTCGCCTGAGATGCCAACTGTTTTGCTGCGCGCTCAGCTGCAGAAAGCTTGAAATGTTCACTCGATTCAAACCATCCAAATTCATAAGTTTTCATGCTGCCCTCCGCGTGGTGCCAATCGATTTCAGTTGAAGAATGTGTTTACAATCTTTTCTGGGAGTAGCAAAGTGCCATGCAGGACAACTGCAGGACCACTTTCGTCCGCGGAGAGTAATTGAATATTTTCGTCGCGCGTCGCTCATGGAACTGATTTTGAAAAACTTTTTTCATAATTCACACTCCGCTTCCATACTCCCATGAACCTGGATATAGCACTCGTCGCACAGTTGACCGTGACCGCATTCAATGGAAGCGGCTTGCTTTTCACACGCTTCACAATAATCATCGGGAACGCGTTTTCCTTCTCGTGTCACTTTTGTGAATGTAGCGGTCATGGGATTAATTTCTCCGAAAGTGGAAGGCCTAACAGTCCATACATCTGCTGGACCAAATACTTCACGGCGAACACGTTCACGAATTTTCATATTGTCCTCCAGAGCACCGTAATAAAGAAAACCACTGAGCAAAGGTAGATGTAGAAGTTTATTTTCATAGCATCACCCCCGCTTGCATAATCACACGGCATTTACCACTGCGGGCTCCGGAAATGTTCTTTTGGTTTTTGCTGGTGATATGTGTGCGAGTCGTTTTCGCCAAAGTGCCGACTTCGAAATTTCTGTGTGATTGAATCTCGTCGCGGACTTCTTCGTCCACGTAAACTTTTAGAGGTACACCATTTACTGTTATGTTGCTCAGATCCGGCATCGTAATCTCCTATGGAGTGGATGGTATCGGAATTTCGTGGTGCCAACGGAAATTTTAGTTTTTATCGTTTTGGAATGTGACCTGTTGCTTGCTTGCGAAAATGTGGATTATCAAAGGCAAAAAACTTATGCACCATTTTCTTCTGCTGAACATCGCTCGGATATCCTGAAATTGCTGCAACATATTCTGCAGTCATTTTCTTTCTGCGTGCAAGAGATGGCTTCGATTTTGCCAACTCCAAAGTTAATGTTTCATGTTTATAAACCATTTCTCCAACCTGGAGATAAGGAATAATTGATTTCAGCTTCGGATTTCAAAACCCAAGGATATGAGCGAGCAATCTTTTTCAATTCTGATTTCGTCATGTTAATTCTCCTTTTGAATTTTTTGTTCGATGGTGCCAACGGAAATTTTAGTTTCAAAGTTTTTCAACATCAAATTCGGTGCAAGTGATTCCCGTATTTTTTGTCAGCTGAATCATCAACGAAAATTTTGCATTTTTCACATGGTTAACTTTTTGTAGTGGATCAGGGGTGATGCAACGAACAGTACCAATCGCACCAAAAGCACTTTCATAGGAACGACGAGTGGTTGTAACTTTAACGCGATCACCAACTTTTAATGTTTTCATACGACGTTTCTCCTTTTCTACAATGTGTGAATTCATTGGCCTTTACGAAGGTGCATATTCTACACTTCGTGCATACCATTATTGTAGATTCTGGAGGTATGCCTGTCAAGGAAAAAACAGGTTATTTTAACCAATGTTTATGGGGTTCTCAGTGGCCTGGAATTGATTAAAGACTGTAAAATCGAGGATTATGTAGGATCTTGCTCTGGCTTAAACTCTTGCGGAATATCGCCATACTTTTCTTTATGCGGTTTAATTTCTGCAGGCAAATAACCCAATCTTCTGCTGCGAACAATTTGAGCAATAGCAAATGCCATCACACAGTCATCATGGCAGCCAACGTCTCCTTCTGGTCTTCCTTGTTTATCCTGGTTGCGAACGAAAGTGCTCATTTCCTCAATAAGCTTAAGGCTGTGAATTTTATTGGGAAATTCACTGAGATAATATTTTGCACGATTTAATGCCAGTGGACGAGTTTTCGGTGTTGTAGGGAATCCATCTATTTCCCGCTGTCTTCCTTGGCCACCATCCTGAGCTTTTTCTGTGATATGCCCTCTCCCCCATCCTTCCTTCCACCAATCTCTATGCTTGTAAATATTCATGTAGGAACACGCACGCTGCATTGTAAGAATTACCGTTCCTCCATCATTGTTTCTTTCCACAGCGACAAGTGCATTATTATATCGTTCCCCTAGATCTGCTAAATCCCAACCAAATTCTTCTGGTAATAATTGTGAACGATATTCTGCAACTTGCTCTCCAGATTCTTCGTCAATTACCTCAGCAACGCTCCAGTCCAATCTGCTTGCGGGATCTTCATCACTGCCGACTTCCAATCCGGATGCTACGTCTGCTCCGATAATATAATTATGATGTGGCTTTTCTTGTTTGAAGATTGTAATTTTCCCATGCTTTTCCCTGGGAGAGTATGCAAGTAATTCTTTATAACGCTGACGAACGATTTCCTTATCGAAAAATGAACTGCCGGTTAATAGGAAACAGGTAATATCGTCTTCAGGATATTTCTCATCGAACTCATCTCTTAATTGTTCCTTCTTCATTCTGCGCCAAGCAATTTGATTTAGATTTACTTGGACGCTTATTTGTTCCTGGTCTGCAATAAATAATAATTCGTCCTTCTGTAAAGAATCCTGTTCGACTGGTTTATCAAGATAATATTCATCATGACGATTCCAGGTATGAAAGTGATATGTGAATTCTCTATATCCTTTTCCAGTGTCTCTTGCTCTCATACATTCGGAAAAGAAATACCCGCCATGTCCATTGGCGGTGGATTCCATATCGAATGTTCCATCTTTCGGAATCGCTTCTTTCATATTTGCAAGAGTGGCCTCAGGACTTCCTTCCCATCTTGCGACTTCAGTTGCCACTACATGCTGGAGAGTTAATCCTTGCCCAACTTCTTCGACTTCAGCTGATGCACAACGAATAGCACAATCAATCTGATCAAATATTATTTCTTTTCTGTTGGACGCTACCGTGTGAAGTAGATGCTGGTGGAGTTCCTGTGCAAAGGAATTCTTTGAACGATCAAAAGGATCAACCATTCCAAACAGATTGTATACGCGTTTAAGCATTCTAAAATGTGCTGTTGCATACTCACCTGTCTGGGAAATGAGAAGGCCATTATGTCCGGGATTTAAAATACAAGGAAGAAATAAACGGCGGATAATCATATACGTCGTGTATCCGCCTTGCCGTGGCTTTAGGAATATATTTCTTGAGCCAAGCTTTGATTCAATATCTCTTTGGATTGTATTTAAAGCAAAAGGAACAAGGTTACGGTTCCAGAAGATTGATTCAGATGGGAGTATTTCTTTTTCACCCTTTTCAGGCTGCTTACGCTGAATCCAACAAAAACGCAGCATGAACTCCTCAGGTCCATACTGCGTCCAAAGGTTTTGTAGTTGGAATAATTGTTCTTTTACACGACCGGGATCTGGTCCGTGGTAAGCATCTTTTGATCTAGCAAATCCATATGTAGATTTTTGTGGTTGTACTAATTGCAGTCTTTCGGCAACAAGCTTTTTTACTAAAAGCTGGATCCCAGGATTAGAACTTTTAACTAGAGCCCCCATTCAGTTATTGTGCAACCTCACTGGGAGTAGCTCCTCTCGACATGCTAACACCACTAGTGGTAACAGACGAAATCTTATTAGTAAGCACTCGTATCTTTTTGCTAACTTCAGCATCACCTTGGTAATCAATTGTACCCAAAACCCCGCAATAAGGAAGATCTTTCTGATTAACTTCTTCTCGAACTAAACGATAATATTTATCGTCAAGATACGATCCTGTTGACATTCCCTCGAAATGTGCAAATGCTATACGAGATCCTATTTCAAAAGACGAACGATGATAAATTGTTTCGTCTGATTCTCCACCTTCACTATCAATAATTACCCTACGTACTGTATAAGGTTTCCAAACTGCGATAACTATTCCTTCATAGACTGTTTTTTGCTGGGCGGTTTCTGCTAAAATAATTCCCCCTTCAGTAACGTGTTCCTTAGGGAGTACCCTTGTTAAACAATACGGATAATTAGGAATAAAACGTCTACCACCAATATTTAATTCATATATTTCCTGGCAAATAGACGAAAGCTTTTTCTCAAGTAACGCGATTCTCTTTTCATTATTCATTGTTTTACCTTCGAGGCTAGATTATTCATCTGTAACGTTTCTTTTACATTCTTTTCTGTTGGTGCAATTAATGATGATTGCTTTGTTTCTACTTTTGCCCAAGTAGGAATCATATATCCATGAGAATTAAAATGGCTAACAGCGAATGTATAAGCTGTTCCACAATTGGGGCACTTATCTAACTTCTCATGTGCAAAAGCAATAACCGTTACGTCAATAGAATTTAAAATTCTGGGTCTAGGAATCTTAACTACTATTTCTTCTTGACAGTTTTGGCATTTAAACCTAGCTGCTATTGGAAGTGCTCGTCCTGCATCTGGAACTGGTTGTTGTGGTTGATTATTATTTTCTTCTGTCATCGTACAAGCTCCCCTGTGCAAGCTGAAAATACTTTGTGTAGTTGAACCGATATTCTAAGACTCGGATATTGTTTCTGCCATTCTAGGCAACGTTGTAAATTATCATTATTTACTGAGTTCTCAAAATTGATCGGCTGGATAAACACGGGTTTCCTTTTTGAAAGCTCTACTAAGTCAATATCCCAAAAACTTTTATCGTCAAACATAACTTGCATCTTAAATAAATCATCGGTAGTAAAATTATCATCAATTAATACTTTTAATTCATCTGCCCTATTAATCATCGATGAATAGCAATTAAGTTTCGGTGATAGTGTTACCCATATTCCTTGATCTAAATGCTTATTAACTGTTCCTGATGTTTCAATATGTATCTTCTTATCTTTATGCCATAGATAAGTAATTAATGTTGTAAGATCGTGATCTAATGGTTCTCCTCCTGTAATACAAACGTGTTCTACATCAACTGGAATACGATTCATTAATTGTTCTATATTTAAACGTTCCTTTACACGATAATCGGTGTCACAAGGAAATTCTAATTCGTGTGCACTTGTACACTTGTGAGTATATACAGGAAGTAAAGGCATCATGTTAAGTTTATTCTCGATCATCTTCTGATTATCATTTAAAGGAAATAATTCATATCTATTCTTAGGATAAAGTTTACCAACACTGCATCCAGCTAAGCGAATAAAATATTGCATCTGTCCTGCATAACATCCCTCACCTTGTGGACTTACGAATATTTCACTTATTGGATATTTCTTTTCCATGCCACTTTGCTCCTTCTTCTTGTACTCTAGGTTGCGTTACACTATACAATACGTTTATGAATTGTGTAAGTAAATAAAAAGAATCTGCTGGGGTTAACGTACAACCCCTTAACTCTACAGTTAACTTATTACATATTTTATCTAAGACTTCTGTTTTCATATTACCTAATCCTATCGTCATACAACCCTCCGGTTCTTTTTCTCTTGGCAACATCTCTTGATACCGTTGGTTCTTCTTTCTTTACTTCAAATCCGAAAACACGAAATAATGATTTAACTGCTCCGAATAAACCGCCTACATACGGTGTCTTATCTCCTGTTTGTTCTTCATCTGGATATAGGATTAATATACCACCCTCTTGTGACATGTCTGCATCTATAGGGGTAGGCATCTTATTCATATCATTTGATAGATAATATTGTGTTAATACGACATCTTCGGGATTCTCTATTCCTGCTTCTTTCATTTCACAAATCTTACACTTGCTAATCGTTCTGATCAGAGGATTTACTGCTCGCATTATTTCTCTACCACATTGACGGCAGAAAATACTCCTCAGCCCGTCTGCTCTGACTCTTCCACCGTCCTGATGATGGGTGAACTCTCTTGCCATAAATCCTCCCAGACTGAAAACAAAAAATTAGCTGTGACATTGTTTCCAACTACAGCACGATATTTATCTAGTCCTGAGTTACCGTATAATATTCCTTGCAGATTAGATGGAAAGAATTCTATGACTGACTTCTTTAATACGGCTGCTATATACGTTGCTGTACTTGCTTCTCCTATAACTATCTTTGCATGATTAATATATCCTATAAATGACATCGGAGCAGCTTCATATTTTTCCATTTCTCTACCATCTATGATTATATTTAATTCTGGATAATTATTTAAAAGATAATCATAAAACTTTTGTGCTTCTTCTCCATCACCCCAGGGAAATATTAATACATCCATCATTAAATCTTTTTCTGGTTCTTCCACCTGGAGTGCAGCTAATATAGGCCACTGTCCCGCTCCAGTTCCTATTAATGTATTCAACCCTGCGGTTATATGTATTCCAACTCTACTAGATATCTTTTCAGCACGTTGGAAATCAAAATTAATAAAACAATCAAATTCTCCTCTTTGCCATTCATTCCATCCTGAATAATCTACAACTGGTATGTTATCTTTGACTACTCTCAATGCGGGTTCGAAGTATTTAAATTTCTCATCCATACGAATGGTTATTAGATAATGTTTTTCTCTTTCATTTCTCTGAGCTCCAGTTGCAGCTTGCAGAGAATAATCCTGGACTATAGCCATAGCTAGGAGAAAATCTCTTAGATTATCGGGCATCTGGATGAGGATTGAGTCCATAATTTTATTGCACCCTATAAGTCTTACCTTTTAATACAGCATAAATTGGCCAAGATGATACCTTAAACTTATCAGCTAAATCTTGTTGTGTATACTTTCCTGTTTTATATAATTTCTTTATTTCTTTAACTTGTTCCATTGTTAGTTTAGAATGCCAATTATCCTCTCCTCTAAGCCCGTGCCATTCACGACGACCCTTCTTCATCATATCATGTACATTTTGTTTCTGTGTCCCTAACCATAAATGATTAGGATTTACACAAATAGGATTATCACAAGAATGACAAACTTTTAATCCATGACGACGACCTATAAAAAACTCATACGAAGCTACATGAGCAAACTGTATCCGTTTTCCATGTAATTTGAATAAACACTTACCATAACCATAACTATCAGTTGCACCTTTCCATTCCCAACATTCATCTTCTTCACCTATATCTACATAATGTAAAAATTGTGCAAACTTAAAATAAATATCAAACTTCTTATAATTATAACGAGCTATTTGCTCACTCTGTGTTGGATGTACTTTTTGAGATTTAGACATGACTTTTTAATTTCTTATCTGGATCTACAAAAACAGCTTTGTAATAGCAACTCGGACATACAAAACTATTTTGAGCTTTCCCACCTAACTCAGGAAATAATGGCAAACAATGTTTTTTACGAAAATAAGTTCTACAAGTACTACACCAAAACATTTCTTCTCTTGGTTTCTTTCTTACATCCATCCAAGCTTCAGCAACGGCACTTCCAGCCATACATACAAATACTATAACCATTAAAACAATTAGAAAAACGATATGGTGTGAAATAAATCTCATTGGCTTAACACTTGCTTGAATACGTACTTCCACGTATCAGCTATAACAGCTGCATTATAAAATTTGAACATAACATTGTACATTTTTTGAGCAATATCTTTTCTCATCTCGGGTTCGTTGATTAGTGTAGTTAATTTTGTTTTCCACTGGGAAATGGAATTGCAAAGTAACCATTTAAGATCGTCACCACCTAGTTCGCAGAATTCTCTATACGGTTGTACATCACTTACTAAACAAGGAATCTTTATTGCTGCGGCTTCAAGTAACTTGATATTCGATTTTGATCTGTTGAATCTGCTATCTACCAGCGGTGCAATCGATATATCCCATCCCCAACTAGCAAAACGGTTTGCATATTCTCCTACGGCACATCCTTGTCTGTACCCCGTTTGTGGATGGATAGCTATTTTATTTGTAACGACTGTTCTTGATTTAGCTCTACCAACTAATCTACCTTGTTTATCATACTTAGCTTTCCAAGTATCTTTTATATCTAATGCTGCTGCTCCTACAATCTGCATAATTGCTGTTGGATTCTTATCTAATACTTCTGGAATAATATCGAATACATCTTTGCAGTCTTCTGAATGTGTAGTAGAACCACCCCAACCGATCATTACTAGATTATCTTTTACTAAGTTTTTAGGATAGAAAAGATCTGTATCAATTGCATTAGGCACAATATAGATTGGTTTATTTAACCTGAATCCTGTACGTGCTGCTGATGCCAGCCTTTGAGTACTGACTGTTATTGCATCAGCTTCAGCTGCACATTTCCAAAACCCTTCTTGCATAGAATCAAATACTTGTTTTCCAGGATTAGCAGATGGAAGATCCCAAAGGTTATCATCTGTGTCATAGATAACTTTTATTCCTACTTCTCTCATTCTCTTAATAGCATTCAAGTTATGATCTGATACTTGTCGCTGTACGATAGCTATCTTACATCCTTGTATTTCCCTTAAATCAACTGGTCCGAGTCTAAATACAAAAGACGATCCTGGAATATTTAAATGTGGTTGATACATACGCCACAAGGCACATCCATCAATCGCAGCTGGGAAGAAAACTATTTCAGATGGATTCATTGCTTTACTTCCTTAGCTGATTTGAACTTAATAATTCCAAATGCCCCAAGTGGGTAGAATATTCCAGAGTCACCCCTTATTCCCATAGTACTGGTATACTTAACAAATACTTCCTTAGCTGATTTAATTGAGTCGGAATGAATTCTGATACTGTCGTACATTTTAGATTTCACTCTCTTGTATTTAACCAATGAGCTAAACTTTATTTTTACGATCATTTATGTTTTCCATGTGACTTAGACTTATGTTTAGATTTATGTTTCTTCTTATTGTCAGCTAACTGTTTTTTAAGCTTCTCTGTTTCGTATCCCACTGCTGTAACATCCTCATAACCAAGAATCCAAAGTGTATTTTTTCTTAACTGTTTAAGTACTTCACCAACTGGACGATAGGGATTTCTATCCCTTCCCTGTTTCTTCTTGGCTGCAGCTCGTCCCTTTTGATAGTAATGATTCTTCTTCATTCTTTTGATGTAATTTTCCAGATTCCTCAATGCTAACGTTCTGCGATCTATTCCTAACGATGATTTCATAATCCTCACGCGTATATGTAGCTGAACATTTACTTGTCTCCCATAGTTTAACCTGTACTAAATTACAATCCAAATGTGCTAATAATCCTGGTGCAACATCTTCTACAAAATACTGTGCTAAATTTTCTACTGTTGGATTACACGGAAGTCCTATTACTGCTGACGAATCGTGGCAGAATGCCATCGGTGCTGCTATTCTCATTGCTGTGTAAAGATGATCCTCTTTCCATAACAACATCTTATGATCCCAATTCTTTTCTAACCAATTACACAATACATCTTTTACTACTCCAAAATCTAATACTCTTCCTAGTTTATCTAAACCATTCATGGAACCTATAGTTAATTCAAATCGATAATTATGCCCATGAATATTCCGACAGGCTCCTTCATGACCATATACTCTATGCCCCGCACAAATCTCATGCTCGCGGGTAATAAGGACTGCCATAAATTAGCCTCCAATAAAGTTGAGCATTTCATCAATATCTATATCTTTAGAATATGAAACTAAAAACGTATACCCATATTTCTTACACCATTTCTCAGCGGATTCAAATTTAGCTTCGTCTTGTTTTGTAGTTCGTGTGCTAAATTCAATTACAAGTTTTTCACCTGTTAATAATGTAACATAATAATCTGGGAAGAAAGTTCGCTTTAATCCTTTCCATACATAAGATATACGCGGATAATCTTTCTTAAATTTTTTAACTGCTTCAACCATATCTAATAACATTGCAAACATTAATTCTATACCGGTATTACCATGGCATATTATTTCCCCACCTTTAGCAGTTTTAATTTCAACTCCATCATTGCATAACCCAGGCTTAGTACCACCGTTTGCATAAGAACGTAACAAACGTTGTTGATTAGCTTTTCTATTGTATCTTTTACTATAATACTTAACTAGTTTACGTTTATGCCTCTCTCTCAATTTAGGATCACTATTTATCTTAATCTGACTCTCTGAACGTAAACGACGTTGCTCTGGATCTTTAAATCGACGTCGTTGTCCTTTAGAAGCATTAACATGATACTCAGTAGAATTTAATACTTTCTTTCTTGCAACCATAAAATGCTTTACATATAATTTATTATCCCATAATGCCTTTCTTAAACGTGACATCTTAGCTCTATATACTGGATCCTGCCAACGCTTATTAGCAGCTATTTTGTGCGCTTCGGACATGGTTTCCTTAAACCTACAGTAGATTCATAACTCCGTAAATATTTAGCTGCACGTAAAAGGTTGATTGGTTTATCATGCCACTTTCTAAGTCCTGTATTACAGGCCCAACACAACAATCCTCTTGTACTTCTTTTAAGTAATTCACGCTTAACCGACTTAATAGCTTTCTTTCGTACTTTATTCTTCTTACGTATATCAAGAAACTCTTCCACTCTAGCTTGCCAATACCCACCTCTTTTAAAAGATACAACTTTTAACTTTTCTACCCAATGTGCATGGTCAACAGCAAGGGGTAGATTCTTCGGTGGCCGTCTACATATTGCACATTTGTGATGCTGTTCTTTGTCAACTCTTCTATACCACTTAAGACCTCTCCCATATTTCCACTTAAGGTATACATCTCGTTTTCGTTCCTTTTCTGTCACAATGTATTATACAGATTCAGTCTATTCTTATTTGAACTAGTTGTACTTTCCGTAAACAATTTCAAGTCTAGCAAATTGTTTAGGAGTTAATGCTTTCTCTTGTTTGATAAACCAATCAATCATACTTCCTACAAATTCAACTTCCCAAATCGATAGTTTATCTTCATCCTCTAAATGAGTAAGCATCGCTAGTGTACGTTTTCCTGTTTCATTTAAACCAGTACTGTCTACAGTAGAAGTGTGAGCTCTGACTCTTTTTCTAGCCATGATTCACCTTCCTTATTTGCTACTTTATGTACTAGAATGTTACCTTTCTTTGTATGTCCTGCTGATGCCTGTATAATCGTAAGTTTCTTTCCTTGTAGATTTTTAACTCTTGCTCCGTTTACAAATTTAAGTTTTTTACGAACTGGAATAGTATCATATCCTGTATTTCTATCTGGTTGGGATGCTCTGGATATTACTTGGTCTTCTCTAACTTTACCTGTAGCTTTCAGCGCATTCAATACTCTACTATGGAATGGTGGTGCTCCTGCTTCCATTGACGATAATTGTGATGAATCTGTCATCTTAGAAAAGTTATTTCCACCTACTGGTATTAATGCTGATGGTGGAAGTACTTCACCTTTTTTCTCATCTGCCATGTTACTCCTCCTTTAGTTAACTGTTACTGACTGCAAGTCCTGCAATAACTGTGCCTGGTTATAGGTGTTAGGTGCTACTCCTGATGCAACCCAATCCTGGGAAAGTAATGCATACGCTTCTGAACAGTACTTGTGGAAGAACGGCCAGCTCATCGTAAGTAGTCCTCCCCATGTAATACAGGTAAGACCATTAACATCGTATTTAGGAACAAATACACAATGTCCGCCCCATGATTCTGGAGCATCTGTTCCATCACTTACTGGAACTACATTCCAGGAAGTCTGTCCTTGGGCGGTAAGAGGAAGTTCTACTCCAATATACGTTCCTCCAAACAAATAAATCGCTTGCTTTACATGTATCGGATTCAAAGGACTGACTGCCATAAAAGCTAGTAATTGATGACCGTCAAATCCATTCTTTCTCCAATCATTTAACACATCTAATTCTACACCACCTTGATCTGTTGTAGGATCTCCAACTACGTATCCATCCCAATCAGAATAGTACTGGGTAATTATTTGATCTGGGAATGTTGGTAAACCTACGCCTGTAGCAACATCCCAAACTTGTACTGCATGGCCAGTGCCTGCTATGGTGCAACAGCTTAGTGTATCATTTAACATCTCACCCCATTCGGTTACTCCTCCAGTGTAATCAGTTTCATCCGGAGGAGCTGGAGCTTGATCAGTATACTTAGACATGAGTAGTGTCCTCATGTCATGTCTGACTGCATTTTTACCTAACTTTACTTTTGTAAAGTCAATCATTAGTTACCCCACTTAACTTTTACTTGTTTAGCTGCATTATCCACAACAGGATCATTGACTGATGTATGCAAAACAACGGTATACTTTTTCTTGAAATCACTTCCATTCTTTACAGTGAAAGGTTTTCCAAGTACAGTCTTAACTGGCTTGAGGCTGGTTTTACCTTCCAACTGTAGAATGAAATTATCTGCGGAGATAAGTGCTCCACCAATTGCATTAACTAGATTTTCAATCTTCTGTCTGGTTGCAGTATCCAAGACTTGAATTACAGTTAAAATACTGTCAACATCATTTTCACTTGTCTGGACTAATGAAGCTAGCGCAGTTTGGAATGTTTTATTCGTAGCTAAATCACTTTGATACTGGGTAATGTAGGATTCTACTGCTGCTACGTCTTTCTCACCTTTTGTGATCCAAGATTGAATTTGTGCATCAACAGTGGCTGGGATATTCTTTACACCTAACAATGGGAGTAACTCGATAATTACTGACAATGCTGGTCCTACATCTGTAAGAATACCATTGATGGTAGTAATTACTGACTGTGGATTACAGGAAATTCCCATCGTAGATTCAACTAGTAATCCTGTTCCTACGACTCTAAATGCTAGAATTCCTACTGGTATTGATCCTGTTGTCTTTAAGAAATCTCTACGGTTCATATTTTCTCCTTAAGGTTCATAATTGTAATTTACTACATCTAGACTATATGGGAGTAATCCAAGTATCTGGCCCCATGATTTTCCGCCTACGTGTCCTACGTTTGATTTAAATGCTTTGACACACTGCCATCCTAATGCATTAAGCTGCCAACAAATGTAAACGTCACTGTGTATGTGAATCGTACTCACTTGTGTTTCATCTAAATAG